CCCACCACCCCGATGAGCCTGGTCGCCGCCGTCCACTCCGCCTCGTAGGAGAGCGCCATGGCCCGCCTGTTCGTCTACAACGACAACCTGACCGCCCGCGTGGAACTCGTCCAGCGCGACGACGGCTCGGTCGCCGCCTACTGCGCGGGCTGCACCCCGGCCTACGACCCGTTCGGCCCGATCGACGACATGCTCACCGACTCGCGCGAGCGCTTCGCCCTGGCCGACGCCCGGCAGTTCGCCGCCGCCCATGTCGACCAGTGCCGCCGCTGCGTCGACGCTGGCTGCCGGACGTGGGGCAAGCACGACGCCGGCCACCACTGTCGGAAGTAGGAACGTGCCACACCGCGCCCGGGGCTTGCGCTCCGGGCGTTAGTGTAGGTACAGTTAAGGCACACCAAGAGAGAGCGAGCACCCGATGTACACCAGCGGACGCACCGTCAAGAGCAAGGCCCGCAAGGTCAGCCCGCTCGCCGAGGCGACCAAGACGGCTCGCCTGCTGGTTCGGCGCCACCTGATGTTCTCGCCCGCGCCGGCCACCATCGCCTCGGACCGCGCGTACGCCACGGACCTGACCGAGCGCATTCGCACCGTGATCACGTTCCCCGAGGGCACCGACGCCCGCGCGCTGGCCGACGCGATCGAGGCGCTCCCCCGCTACCGCTCGATGACCTGGAACTCCTGCTCCATCTCCTACCTCACCGACCTGGAGGGCTGATCCATGACCACCGTCCCGAACTGGATCGCCAACGCGGTCGTGACCAACCGGAGGCGCACCGTCGTCCAGCCGATCACCGGCTGGCGCGCCACCAAGACGCAGGTCGTCGTGTCCTGTGCGTCTCGCCAGGAGATCCGCTTCCGGCTGGACGACCTGTCAGAGTTCGGCAAGGACCAGTACGACTCCGCTCGCCTTCTCCTCGTCGCTCCCGATGACGCAGAACTGGCGCATGCCGCCCGGCGTCGGAAGCTGAACCACGCCCGCGGCGAGGTGCTGTGGGCAATCGAGAAGACCCGACTGCGGGGCGGCACCGACGACCTGGACGCCGTGCTGACCGATCTGGAGACGATCCGTCAGGCGGTCGTCACGGCGCAAGCGTCGCTGGCGGACCTGTCATGACGCAGGCGTTCTGGGGCCCCGGCGACGCACCTGTCGTCCGGGGCGTCCCGGCCGACCCGTGGGCCGGTCACACGACCGAGTCGCGCGTAGTCGCCGACCGCCGCGCTCGCCGCCCGATCTTCGGCTTCGTCTACGAGCTCAAGACGCGCGGTCAGGCGCCGGGCACTTCGGCCTACGTCGGCAAGTGCGTCGGCCCGACGCCGAAGGCGGTGCAGGAGCGCGTGCACGGCTCCAGCGCCAGCGCGCACACCAGCGCCCAGTCCGTCGCCCGTGACCCGTGGAAGGCGGACATCCTTCCCGGCCGCGACGGCTGGCGCATCCTCGAACGGGTCTATGTCACCGGCGACCCCGAAGCGGATGAGGCAGCACTACGCCGCGCCGAGGCCGATTGGATCGACCGCAAGAAGACGATCCACAACGGCGTCCGCCCAGTCCGCCCATTCGGTGAGCAGCCCCGCCCGGTGCCGCGCCACCGTGTGGCTCCACAGCCGGCCCGTCCGCGACCCGTGTCTGCGCGCGAGCAGCAGCGCCGGGCTCGTGAGGCCGCCCGCCGGCGGCGAACCGCATGGCGCGTGGTCGCGGTCCTGCTCCTCGCCGCGGTCTTCACCTACCTCGCCGCCCGCGTCGTGGTGAACATGCACCTGCCCTGGCCCTCGGTCACGTGGTGGCTCCCGCCAGCGATCGGCGTGGCGCTCGCGTGGGTCACCTTCTGGCGCACGTCGAAGGCCGTCAAGAAACTCACCCGTTGACCCTTGCGCCCTCCGGCCTACTGTGGGTACAGTAGAGACACAGCCGAGAGATGGAGAACCGAGATGAGCGTCAAGACCAGCCCCCGTCGCGCAGTCCGGATGATCGCCCGCCAGCCGCTCGCCGAGGCGTGCCGCGCCCGCCGCATGGGCCTGAGCCATGCGCCGCACGGAACCTGCCCGGGCGTCGACGCACTCGCCGCCTGACCCAAGCCAGACCGATCGAGCCCCGCCGCGACGGCGGGGCTTTTTCGTGCCAGAAAACGGACATGGCGTGCACGGCGCGCACGGACGCGATAGACTGCGTAAGACGAGAGGAGAGATGATGAGCGACGAATTGATCTATACCGGTGAGAAGCCGACGTATACCGCGAGTGTGGCGCTGGAGGCCGGAGGCACCGCGCGGGTGACCGTGGTCTCGGGCGCCGTCCTGTTTGACGTGCGCAACGATGATGGCCACCTGATCCCCGCGCGGCTGACCGACTGGGAAGCCCACGAGATCGGCAGCATCCTGTACGCCGCGGAACGGAACACCCACCGTGGGTGACGACCTGCTCGGCGGCGATCGGCTGCTGACCACGGCCGAGGTCGGCGCGCTGTTCAGGGTCGATACGGCCACTGTGGCCCGGTGGATCCGCGCCGGCCGTGTCGCGTCCACCCCGACCCCCGGCGGCCATCACCGCGTCCGCGAGTCCGACGTCCGCTCGTTCCTGGAAGGAGGCACCGATGGCCACGCGCACGAAGACCACGACGACCAGCACTGAGCGCGGCGGTAGCCGCAAGGTCCACGACCAGCCGCACCGCTTCCTCGGCCTGTTCCTCGCCCCGTTCACCGGCCTGCCCGTCGCGTGGCTGATCTACGTCTGGACCCACGGCGTCGACCTGCACTGGGGCCCGCTCGACTGGACGGTCAAGACCAGCCCCGCCGCCCCCCTGCTCGCCAACACCTTCTTCGTGCTGGCCACCGTCGGCCTGTCCACGCTGGCGTGGGACTTCGCCAAGCACCGCGAGCGCGGCAAGCAGGCGGCCCTGGCCGGCTCCGTCTCAGCGCTCGGTCTGCTGTTCGCCATCAACGCCGGCGTCGGCGTGAGCTGGCTATGGTCCGGCCTGTTCATCCTCGCCGGCTGGCTCGTCGCCGTGACGTGGTCCATCGCCCGTCTGGACGTCACCCGCAATGACAAGAGCGACGAGGCCGAGAAGGACGGCCCGGACTGGCTCAAGAAGCTCAAGGGCTGGAAGGCCCGCAGCATCAAGCCGATCCACGGCGACGACGGGGAGCTCATCGCCACCGAGGTCGAGTTCGACCACGCCGACGGCGACACCGTGGAGACCTTGCAGGACGCCAAGGCCAACATCGAGTCCTCCACCGGCTCGCCCGGCGGCATGTCCACCGCGACCGGTGGCGACCGCGCCGACCGCAGCAAGCTCCGCCTGATGCATACCGACCCGCTGATCAAGAAGCAGATGCTCCCCGAGCCGTCCAGCCCCGGCGGCTCCGTGGCCGACGGCGCCGTGATCGCCGTCTCGGCCATGGGCACGAAGGTCACGATCTACGTCGGTGGACCGGGCGGACCCAAGACGCCCACCGACATCACGGCCCCGTCCAACTACCTGTTCATGGGGATGTCCCGCGCGGGCAAGACCGTCGGCGAGAACACCATGCTCACCGAGTTCGGCACCCGTCGCGACGACGTGATCCTCTACCTCAACAAGAGCAAGGGCATGCAGGATCTGCGTCCCGTCTGCCCCGTCACCGAGGTCGCGGTCATCGAGGCCGACGGCGACACGGGCGGCGAGTACCGCGCAGCCTTCACGCAGGTCGAGAAGATCATGAAGTACCGCCAGGCCCAGCTCGGCCGGTTCGGCATCTCGGCCTACTCGGTGAAGGACTGCTTCCACGAGCCGAAGTGGCGCACCAACGAGGCGGGCCGGCGCGAGCAGATGGAGCCCATGCCCGAGCTGATCGTGCACGTCGGCGAGGCGGACTCGATCCTGCAGTCCGACGGCTTCCGCTGCCAGACGATCGCCAGCAAGTGCCTGAGCCTCGGCATCGTCATCGGCTTCTCCATGCAGCGTGCCGACCACACGCAGATGCCGACCGGCCTGCGATTCAACCTCGGCACCTCGCTCTGCTTCGGCACGAGCGACGACCAGTCCGCCATTTTCGCGCTCAGCGAGCCGACCATTAAGGCAGGTGCGCGACCCGACTATTGGAAGGCCCGCAAGCCCGGCTATTTCTACGTCGAAGGCCTTGGGATCGACGAGGAGATGTTCCCCGTTCCGAACCGCACCTTTGGCGACGAGGACAAGGACGTCCTCGTCGAGAAGATGCTGAAGCGGAACCTCGAATGGGCACCGCGGATGGCCAAGCTCGATCAGGGTTCGGTCATGGCGACCCGACAGGACGACGGCACCATTTGGTGGCACAACGCCGTGGCCGAGACGGAGCGCATCCGGGCCGTCCTGCTCCAGCAGGGGACCCCGCAAACCGACCCCGCAAACACCCCGCAAACCGAGAACGAGGGAGACGAGTATGCGGAGGAGTTGCGGACCGCAGGTCGACGGGCGGCCGCTGTGCCGGACGACGATGACGGGTTCGACTTTGCGGACGAGGACCCCGCAGAGGTCGCGGAGGACATGAAGCAGAACTTGCGGGAGGCGAAGAACGTGGACGGCATCGACCTGTACCCCCCGGACCCGGTGACGGGCGAGCGCGGCAATATGAGCCAGGCGACCGAGCCACTGAAGACCGGTGCCGCGGACGTCTCCTGGGGCGACGACAAGCCGGCACCGCGGGACCGGGCGGCTGCACTGGTCGCGCTGAACAAGTCGTTCGACGAACTGCTCGCCGACGAGGCCCTGCGCGATCCGGCCGACCCGACGGGTCGGACGGTCGTCATCACGGTCAGCTTGGTGGTCGATCGGTACCCCTACCGGAGCCGGCCGTGGTTCATCGAGAGCTTCCAGCAGGCTGCTCTCGGGGAGATCGAACTCGATGGCGGCAAGACGCTGATGCCCGCTCCGGACCTCGGTCGGACGAAGGGAAAGTACCGGCTGAAGCGTGATCACTGATCGTGAGGGTGTCAGCTGACACCTGACAGGCCGCGTGGATCTCTCTGCCTATAGGGGATTTGGATCTGACACCCTGCCATCTGACATCTGACACCTGCTATCTGACAGGACCCGACGGTAACGGATCGTATACAAGCGGACTATCTGACAGGAGACGAGACATGAGCAGTACGGGCTACTCGGGGATCATCACCCCGTCCAACACGAGCGAGTGGGAGGCCATGGTCGCCGACGTCCGGGCCGAGTTCAACGGCAACGCGGGCAGCCTCCAGGCGGTCGCCGCCGTCCTGCGCAAGGAGCTCCCGAAGGCTACGAACGTCCGGGGCCGGAAGGGCTGGATGGGTGCCGACCTCCGGATCGCGGCCATCCAGATCGCCTACCACCTGAACCATTCGGCCGCCTCGCAGATCGCTGCGGCCGTCGCCCTCACCCGAGCGAACACGATCTTCGAGGGCACGTTTGCGCCCGCAGCCGCAGGCCAGCACGCCGGCCGGTTCGACGCCGGCAAGTGACCTCCGAGGCCGAAGTTGCGGCCGCCTTTTTGCGGGTGGCCGCAACCCGCTACACGGTCCCGGACGCCGAGCAGGTTGCGGACTGGACGGCCGCACTTTTGCGGGCAGGTTGCGACCCCGAAGTTGCGGACCGGCTTGCGGGGGAGGCGCTCGACGCGGCCGAGGAGCTTGCGGGGCCCGCAGCTCAAGTTGCGGGGCTCGCAGAGCAGGTGCTGAAGAAGATCCACACCATCACCGAGAGGACCCAAGATGGACACGGTATCCGTACCGAGAACAGCCAAGGCCATGACGAGCACGCTGGCGGAAATGACGGGGGTGGTTGAGCCGATCCGCATTCTTCTGGGCAACACGGGATGGGCGAGCGTGTTCGACGCCATCGAGCGGGAGATGATTTCCTCGGGCGTGCCTGTCGCCAAGGCAAATCAGATGATGGCCACTCTCAGCGACCACCTGAGCCGCGCGCACTCGAACGCCGCGGGCCTTTTCGGGGCCCTCAGTTCGGCCGCTGCGGCATTCGACAGCTGCCGCAATGCGGCCCGTAAGGCGCGCGAGTCCACGTCCGATTCCTTCGACCTCTAGGAGACGAACATGTCGAAGATCCGCTCCAGTCAGGCCCTGATCAATTTCGCCGAGGCGTCCGACTCCCGCCTCCTGAACCTCCGCAACAAGCTGATCGACGAAGGCGTCGAGTGGGAGAACCTGCTGCACGACGACCTTGAGAATCGCCTGACCACGTCCGCTCGGGCGAAGGGCATCCCGGAGTCCGTCGTCGGTGAGTACGTCGGCTCGATCGTCGCCTCCATCGACCGCATCCGCTCGGCCATGGTGGCTGCGGCGGACGACCTGAAGAACATCTCCAGCAACATGGGCTCGGTCGCGCACTGCGCGTCGGTGCTGCGGCACAAGGCGGACCAGGCCGCGAACGGGCAGGGGTCGGGGGGCTTCGTGCTGTAATAAGCGCGAGCGACCGAGGAGAGACGATGGCCCTGACCAAGGAGCAATGGAACGAAGCGGCCGAGAAGGCGGCGGCCGAGAAGTTCGGCCGCAACCACGCGGGCTGGTACACCTTCAAGCGCTACGGCATGGTGCCGACGGCCCTTGGTGCCGCCGCGGCGGCAATCGGCTGGATCCTCTACAAGGCCTGGACCGTGGTCCGGGACATGGCGGTCGGTGACTTCGCCGGCCCGCCCTCGTGGTCGATCTACTGCTTCGTGGGGCTCCTGCTGCTGACCGCCATCGCCTACCGGCCCGGCCGGACCAGCTACCCGAGTCTCCCGCTGGTCATCGTCAAGGCCATCGTCTTCGTCGGCGCGTGGCTCATGCTCATCGCGGCCACCATCGCCGCCATCTGATTCACCACGCAACACAGAGGCGCCCACCCCGCGGGGTGGGCGCCTTCTTGCGGATCGGCAACGGTCGTGGGTACAGTATGGCTAACCGATAGGAGACAGCATGAAGAGCAGCACCGAGATGGTCGCCGTCGAGCGGCCCGTCGTCGGCACCGCGAGCCAGCTGGCCGAATACGTGTCCAAGGCGACGGCGTCCGGCAGCCTGGTTCGCTTCACCGCTGCGACCGAGCTCAGCTCGGGCCGCTACATGATGACTGCCACCGTCCGCGAGTCCCGCCCCGTCGCCCCCAAGCTGAAGCGGCCGACCGTGGCCGGCGAGATCGGCAAGGCCCTGGCCTTCGTCGGCGCGGTCGCGGCCTTCGTGATCCTGGCCGGCACCGGCATCTTCCTCGCCCTATCCAGCGCCCTCTCCGGCGTCAACCTCTCCAGCATCGTCGGCTTCGGCGTCATCCTCATCGTCCTCGGCCTGCTCCTGGTCAACCGCGCCGGTCACTCTGGCGCCTGCCCCGGCATCGCCGTCCACTGCAAGGGCTGCCGCCACTAGCTGCGCATACAGAAAACGGCCCCGCGCTCCCGAAAAGGAGGCGGGGCCGTTCTGCGCCCGGACGGGTGGACCGGACTCGCGGATGGCGGTCCGCTAGCTCGTGGGCTCCCGGCGCGAGGTAGCCCACGAGACGAGCAGGCCGACGACCGTGCCGACGACGCCGAAGGCGACCGGCTCCAGCACGTCGGGCAGCGCCGTCACGTCCAGGCCGGATACGGCGTCGGCGATGTAGAGCGCGGCGGCGACCGCAGCGCCGTTGAGGATGTTGCCGAACTTCGAGTCCCGGAACAGCCGCTTGCGACCGTCCGCCGGAGCGTTGACGTGGTCCATGGTCAGATCCTTTCAGCAGGACCGGCGCTCTGCCGGCCACTGAGCTTGGTGAAGAGCAGGTGCGCGATGTTCGCCGCCTTCTCGAAGCTGAGCGAGATGAGCACCCCGATCGCGCCGGGCGAGGTGGTCACGAGCATGAGCAGCGAGATGGCCAGCACGCGCGGCAGGTCCTTGTGGAAGTCACGCCCGTACGCCCGCCGCGAGTTGAACAGCGCGCCCCACCGGACCGCAGCCCACATCACCCACCGCCGGTCCCACCGGACTCCGAGGTCTTCCATGGCTCGGCGGAAGATCCCGTCCACGTCGCGCGAGTTCGCCGGCGGCTCGGGGCGCTTGTAGCTCTCTCGCCCCCCGAGGGGGTTGACCTTGTGCCACTCGGCCAGCTGGTCAAGCAGCCAGTCATGCAACACGGCGGCCCGGGTGTACGGGCCGTAGGGGCTGACCTTCCAGTGCATGATCCGTGGGACGGTGGCGAAGTCGGTCACGAAGCCGACGGGCACGACGAAGCGCGCGCCCTTGGTGCCCTCCCAGATCAGAGGAGCGAGCAGCGTCCAGTCGCGGTCTCCGCGTTCCTGGATCGAGAGGAGTGAGTCGAAGGCCTCGGGCCGGATCGTCATGGATCAATTATCCTCTATCGACCGCCGCCGGGGTCTCGGGCGGCGGCCGATCAAAATGGCGCAGCCAATCGTCGATCGTCACCCCCGGCATCTGCGCGAAGCGGATCATCTCTTGCCGGTCGCGGTACGCCTGCGTAGCCGCGTTGCTCGCTTCCTCGACCTGCATGCTGAGCCGGTGGACCTGGTTGCGGACCAGCTCCAGCTCCTGCCTGGTCTCGGTGAGCTCCTGCTTGATCTCGGCCCGCTCGGCCCGCAGGTCCCGGATGCGCGTGAGGTCGGTGTTCTCCGCCGCCGGCCGCAGGGCCCGCTTCGCGTTGCGGTTGACCAGCAGCATCCCGAACAGCGCGACGAGGACCGACGCCGCCGTGATCAGGTCGCGTATCTCGATCGTCATGGTTGGCCGTTTTCGCTCAGGTCGACCCGGGCGAGCCATCCGGCAACCCGCCAGATCACCACGCTGAGCATGAGCCAGAAGACCCCGCCGAGAGCGGTCACGTCGGCCAGCAGCCACGCGGCGAAGCAGCCGACACCCCAGACCAGCTTGATCCCTACAGCGGCGACGTAGCCGATGTGGTCGTCCTCGCGGAAGGCGTGGTAGATGATGACTGCCGCCGCGCTGAACCAGAGTGCCGCCCACGCGGGCAGCGGGATGACCGAGCCGAACCAGTCGTAGGACGCGCCGGGGTCACCGCGGATCAGCGAGACCGCCTGCGCAATATCGATCACGCCCAAGGCAAGCAGCACGTCCCCCCGCACGCCGATGCGCTTGCGCAGGGATCGCCACAGCTTCCGGGCGTTCACTCCTGAAGCAGCGCCCCGACGGCCGCCGCCCGGGCACCGAGCGCGGCGCGCAGGGCCGTGGCCAGCTCGGCGTCGGACTGCTGCGATCCGCCGAGGCCGTCCAGTACGTCGGCTGGAACGGCGGCGATGTCCGCCTTGAGCTGAGCCAGCGCCGCAGCCTTGGCCGCGTCGTCGCCCTGCTCGGCCGCGACGAACGCGCTGAACGCCGTCCGCAGCGCCATCGCCGTGTTGTTCGCGCCCTCGGCCCGCAGGAACGTGCGCACGAGCAGGTCCTGAAGGCTGATCTTCGGACCGACGCTGTCCTGTAGCGGCGCGGGCGTCGGCCACAGCTTCGAGGTCGCCAGCGTGATCACGTCGTTGTCGTCGATGGGCATGTCGGGTTCCTCCAGTAGTCCGATCTCGGTGAAGTAGCGCCGGAACAGCGCCGTCTTGTCGCGCTTCTCGGAGTCGCGGTACCACGAGAAGTGCGTGTGCGAGGTGTGCGACGAGTCGCCGGTCGTGCGGATGCCGAGGTCGTCCCAGCGCTTGACGGTCCGGCCGTCGGGCGAGTAGATGATCTCCCGGATGTCCCGGGTGTCCGGGGCATTGGCCTTGCACTGCGCGACCATCCAGAGGCTCATGCTCTTGAGGTCGTGCCGCTTGCCTTTGACGGTGATCGAGAAGGCGCCCCAGTCGAACGCCGCCGCCGCGTTGGTCAGCCCGTTGCGGTCGCGGCTGGACTCCACGATCGAGTAGGCGTTGCTCTTGAGTGCGTCTTTGCCGAGGTGGTAGCCGGTCCCGGCGTTGGCGTGCGAGTCGTCGCCGATGACGCCGAACGAGGCGGGATTCACGTCCTCGCCCGCCGAGCGCAGCGTGTCCATCACGAACCGGCGCGCCTCGGCGATCCTGTCCGGTGAGTACGACACTCTCTCTCCTTTCCCCGTGAGCACGCGCCACGCATCCTCGTCGCGCACGGCGCTCATGCTGACTTTGATCGACGTGCCCGGCAGCTCCTTGACGGCGTACTGCATGACGGTCAGGTCGGCCCACCCGCCGTAGCCGGCGCGCCAGTGCTGCGACGAGTCGCCCGGGTAACTGCCGAGATAACCGGCGTTCGGCGCCGACCACAGGTAGGGCGTCAGGTCGGACACATCCCATCCGCGCGGCACCCACCACCAGTCGCCGGTGTAGAGCACGACCGGCCGCCCGAGCAGCGCGGTCATCCGTTTCAGGTAACCCCGCACCGAGGCCAGCGGGGGCGCCGGTTGAGCCTCCACGTCCAGCTGATGCACGGTGCCGATCGCCAGCCCGAACTGCGTCAGCCGCCGGTACGCGTACTCGGCTTGTTCCTCGCCCGACGCCGACGCGTCCAGCCAGTGGAAGGTGCTGATCGGCATCCCGACCGCCCGTGCCACCGCGGCCAGGGCGGCCACCGACGGGTGTACCGACTTGGACCCGAGCCCGTGCGACACCTTGAGGTTGATACCGAACCCGGCCGCGCGTAGCTGGTCGATGCCGATGCTGCCCTGGTAGCTGGCGACGTCGCCGAGGTGGATGGTCACGGGATCACGAAGTTGCCGAGCTTGCGCCACCCGGTCGTCTGGTTGGCGGGCACCCCGGACGGCGACGGCGACCACATCAGCCCGTCGGTCCAGCGGACCAAGCCGGTGATCTGTTTACCGTCCGTCGATTCGAGCACGTCGCCGACGACGACCTGGAACGACTTCGGCTTGATCACGCCGAGCGGCAGGGACACGGCGACGGTCAGGAACCCGCCGTTGTTGTCGATCACCCGGATGGACGCCTGCTGCGTCCCCTCGTTGACCGAGAGCACGAGCACGGACACGTCGGCGATGACGCCGGGTGCGACGGGGATGGGCTGAGTCATGTCACCGCTTCCTGGTGATCTTCCGCTTGGACAGTTCGGCCACGGCCCGGGCCACGGTCATCGGGTAGGAGTCCAGTTCCAAGGTGGCCGACGCCGAGGCGGCGTTGAACTCCACGGCCGCGACCTTGAAGACGGTGATGCCGTCACGGCCGGTGGCATTGAGCGTGTCGATCCGCGGCAGTACGTTGCGCACCCGGATCAAGTTGCCGGGCTTGATCTCCCACGGCTGGACGGCCCGCCCTGCTTGGAGATCCATGATGGGTCGCGACACGGTGAGAGTGCCCTGGTTCATCGGTGCCTGATGCGCAGCGAGGAACGTGGCAGCGACCTGCGCGGCGTTGGCCGCCGAGCCGACCTCGTCGCTGATGTCGATGAACGCCTCGCGGGTGATCCCGGCGGCCGACAGCGTGGCGATGGTCTGCGTCTGCCGCACGATCCGGGACGTGCCGACACCGTCGAGCCAGCGCACGGTGACCGCGTTGTAGACCTCGCCCGTCGCCGCCGGCGAGTCGAACCCGTCCACGACGCTGGCGTCGTACCGCACCGTCGTGGGCCACGACTTCCACTCGAACCGATGCTTCCCGCTGTCCAGCGTCTCCCACGCCGCCCAGTAGTAGGCCGGTTCGAGCAGCATCAGATCCTCAAGCACCTTGGCTGCAGACGCACCGTCCGGGTACGCGAGCTGGTCGATCGCCACGGAGGTGGTCTCGATGCTGGCCGCCGCCCCGTCGAACCGGTCCAGCAGCCGCCCGAGCAGGTCGCGGATGATCGTCGAGGCGAGCACGGTGTTCGCGGCGTAGCCGGAGACGATGTCGGTACCGTTCTCGTCCTTGAGCAGCCCGAGGACGACAGGGAACCACTGGCACGTGATCAGGTCGTCGGACGGCGTGATGTTGCTGACCATGCGGACGAACCGGAGCCGCACCGTGTCGTGTCCGGCCGGGATAGCGGTGACGCCGCCGCGGGCGATGGTCTGGGTGTTGGTGCCCAGGATCGCCGTCTGCGCGAGGTTGGTCGTGCCGCCGTTGCCGATCGAGGTGCCGAGCCACGACTCGTAGTTGATGGAGGTGAACGTCGGCACGAAGGTCACCCGGACGCGGGCGAGTTCCTGCTCGGTGTAGGCGATCGAGTGGTAGACCGCGAGACCCGCGTATCCGGCCCGGTGCGTGGTGCCCATGGCCACGCCCATCTTGATGGCGTCCTCGCTGATCTGGATGTCCACCGAGGGGATGGAGTCGGTGCCGACCTTCCAGCCGCCGAGGCCGCTGTCGACGTAGATCAGGCTGATGGTGCGGTCCTCGGCGTACGTGGCCGGCCCGGTCGCGGTGATCTGCCAGATCTCCCCACCGTCGCCCGCCGAGCGGCCCGGGTCTTCGAGCCGCCCTTCCCAGACCGTTCCTCCCGTGCGCCGGTCGTAGACGACGACCTTGCCGTACTCCATGATCTCGTCCGGCTGGATGCCGAGCGGCCGGGACAGCGAGAAGGACGCGGACGCGTAGCCGCCCGGGACCACCGACCGGAACGACAGGTCGTGCAGGTCGCGTGTGACGTGCCCGCCGCCCTTGGTGGCCGACAGTCGGACGGCGAGCGGGATGGTGAGGCTCATGTCGTGGCCGGTCGAACGGTCAGATACTTCGGCCAGTAGGAGACCTCGATCGCCGTGGTCGCGGTCTTCGCCGTCGGCGCCCCGCGTCCGGCACGGCGCACGAAGAAGAACCGGTTGGTCACGCCGGGCGAGATCATCGGATAGCCGCCCGCGAGCACCGAGGGCTTGGAGCCGTAGACCTGATCGAGTGAGACGTTCTGCGTGTAGATCAGCTCGTGGATGCCGTCGATGACGAATTCGTTGGTCGTGATGATCGCGTCCCCCCAGTCGATGAGGGCCAGCTGGTCGTCGGCGGGCACGAACAGGAGGTAGTCGATGTCGAAGTTGGACGACCCCGAGAAGCGCCCGACCCGCAGCTCGATGTACCGCCCCCGCACCAGCATCTCCACGTTGCTGTAGCCGTCGTACACCGGGTCAGCCCCCGTCGGGAAGCTGATCAGCCCGAGATCGATGTGGCACCGGTTGACCGTGAGCGGCGTCTCGACGTAGTCGTTCTGGACGAGGATCCCCGCCGTGCCCGAGGTGTAGCCGAGCTGAACGCCGATGCTTCCGCTGGCCGACGACCGGCGCACGCACGCCAGTACCCGGTAGGTGCCGCGGTTGTCGACGCTGGCCGAGGTGGGGAACGGGTCCAGGTAGACGCGCCGGGTCAGGGTGGCATTGGAGCCGAACGAGGTCCGGGCGTACGAGCTGCCCGAGCCGGACATCAGCGCGTCCGTTCCCGGCAGGGTCGTGTCCGTGCTGAGGTCCATCGCCTCGCCTTGTAGCACGAACGGCACGTTGGCCACGGTGCCGCGCCGGCGCACGGCCAGGACCGAGATCGGGTCCGTGGAGTCGTAGAGGTCGCCGGTGGCCAGCGTCATCGTCACGGGCGTCTCCACGTCGCCCTTGACTCCGGTGATGTCCCACTTCATGCCGTTGGTGCCGTTAGCGGGGTCGTCGTTCACGGTGACCGCGCTGATGGTCTCCTTGAGCCCGATGCCGAACGGCGTGGCCGGGATCTCCAGCATGACATGGGTGTTGGCGACGAGTTGCAACCGCAGCATCGAGAAGACGTAGTCAGGCGCGGCGAACGTCTGGAAGAACGTCGGCGAGGTGGCCCCATCGAGCTGGACCTTGAGGATGTTGTTCGGCCGCGCCAGCTCACGCGCGAGGGTCTGCAACGTGTTCGCCACGGCATCCGCGCTGGCCCCCCGGACGAGGATGGGGATCTTCAGGGTGCGGTTGCCGTAGGCCGCGGCCGGGACGTAGTCGCCGTCGGCCATCATCGTGGAGATCACGGTGCGGCGCAGCGGCGGCGGCGAGAGGTCAATGCCCTCCTTGGCGAGGAGGATCTCACGGGTCGCGGTGTTGTTCAGGTCCAGCCGCACGGTCGGGCTTGCGGTGATGGAGTTGACGAACTGGATGACCGACGCCACTCATGCCCCCTGGATGTAGAGGCCGGTGCGCCGGCCGGCCGCATAATTCGCGGCACCGACAGTGGTGGCCATTTCCCGGCTGATGACCCGGCCCAGCAGGTCGATGTCGGCCGGATGCAGGCGGACCGGCCCGGAGTCCGCGCCCGCCTTGCCGTCGCGGTTCGGTTCCACGTACTCGGTGCGCCCGGAGAGGTTGATCCCCGCGGTGCCCGACGGCCAGAACCCGCCCTGGTCGAACAGCTTGACCGGCATGCCGGTCTTGCCCGTGACCAGGCCGCCGTCCCGCGCCGCCCAGTGCACGTGAGCGTTGCCGCCTGCGAAGTTGTGCTGATTCCAGACCGCGCCGGTGTAGCGGTGCGGCCGCCCGTTGTGCAGGTTGAGGTCTTGGAACGGGGTGATCAGCTCCTTGGTCTTGCCGCCGTACGTCCCTCGGATCCACGCAGCCAGCGCCCGGTTCGGCGGATAGTCCACCGCGCGGCCGAGCGAGTGATAGGACCGGTTGCCCGAGAGGGTGCGCGCCCCGCGTCGGAAGCCGGAGATCATGCCGAGCCCGGGGAAGCGCCCGGAGATGAGCCGCTGCATGCCCTTCCAGCCGCCGGCCACGCCGCCCCCGCCGATCGCCCCGCCGCTGAGCCCGAGGTTGCTGAGCCAGTTGGCCGCGCCGGAGATGAGGCGCGACGAGGCGGACCGGATCATCGAGACCAGCTGTCCGCTGCCCGGGATCTTCGCGAGCAGGCTGTTGGCGACGTTGCGCATCGCCTTGCCCGGGTCGGCGATGACCGAGGCCGCGCCCCGGAACGGAGCCATGATCTTCTTGAACAGGTCGCCGATCCCATCGCCGCGGCCATGCCCGTCGTTGCCGTCCAGGAACGGGTCCACGTCGTCGCGGGTCACCTTGCCGCGCTTGGCGTTGATCGCCTTGACCAGCGGGAGGTTGGCCTCGGTGCTCTTGGAGTTGGTGATGAACTCCTTGCTGCCGATGGCGAACAGCTTGCCGGTCTGCTTGACCCGGGCGAAGTGGTTGTCCGCGCCACCCGGCGGCCGGGATCCGGGCACCTGCCCGCCACTGGCGAACCCGCTGATCGGCGCGATCCGGTCCTTGACGCCGACCACCTTGGCCGCCGCGTTCAGGCCGCCGATGAAGGGGTTGATGACCCGGTTGACCACGAAGGCAACCGGCTTGCGCGCCGCTTCCTGCACCTTGGCCCACGCCGCGCGGATAGTGTTGACGGCGGTCTTGAATGCGCCGGCGACGTTGTTCCTCATGAAGCCGATGAACGCCGAGAACAGTGGCTTGATCTTCCCGTTGTAGACGGCGGAGAACGCCGCGGCGAGCGCCTGCCATCCGCGCCGCACGGTGGCGAAGATCGGCGATACGGTGCCGGTCCACCATCCGCGCACGACCCGCGACACGGCCGAGAAGATCGTGCGCCACCCCGCGAGCATCGTGCGCAGGGCGTTCATCAGTGGGCCAACGACGTACTGGCGGAACAGCCCGAACAGCCGCTTCATGTCGGCCCACCACGCGGACACGGCCGCCCGGATGACGCGGAAGATCGTGGAGAACAACGACCCCGCCGAGCGGACCACCGGCATGACGGCGGCCCGGATAATCTTGACGAACGCAGCGAAGGCGACCCGCATGGCGAACCACCAGATCTCGACGACCTTGCGGATCGCGGCGAAGACGGGCGTGAAGATGTTCTTCCACAGCCACGTGGCCACCGAGGCGATCAGCCGGAACTCAGCGACGATCAGGCTGATGTACCCGCGCACGACGGTCACGACGACGCCGATGACCGCCTTGATGCCGTTCCACACCGGCAGGATGATGTTCTTCCACAGCCACATCGCCGCAGCGGCGAGCTGGTCGTAGGCGCGCTTGAGCGACGGCCACGCGGTGCCGACGAACCAGTCGACGGTGGCCGCGATGGCCGTCTTGATCGCGCCCCAGACGACCTGGACGATCCGGCGGAAGGTCTCGGAGTTCTTGTAGGCCAGGTAGATCGCGGCACCGAGCGCGGCCAGCGCGACGATGGCCAGCCCGATGGGATTGGCCAGCAGCGTGGCGTTCAGCAGTGCCTGCGCGCCGGCCCACACCCGCGTGGTGCCGGTGACGATCCGGATGCCCTTGACGTAGGCCAGCAGGCCGCCGGCGGCTTGGACCGCGAGCATGGCGGAGTTGATTTTGAGGGCCAGCGTGACCACGCCGATGGCGATGGCCCATTGCTTGATGGTCTCGCCGTTCTCGCGCACGAACGCGCCGAACGTGGCGATCCCGCCGGCCAGCGGGGCGAGCACGCCGGCCAGCGCGTTCAGCCCCTGCGTCAGCGGCCCCTTGACCTGGTCGTAGATCGAGATGGCCGCGTTCTCGAACTGGCTCTTGACGTTGTCGATCGCGCCGCCGAGGCCTGCGTTCTGAGCCGCCGCCACCTTGGCCGCCGAGCCCTGTTGCAGGACCTTGGCCCGCATCTGGTCGTAGACGGGCAGCCCGCCCTTGAGCAGCGCCAGCACGGCACGGGACGCGTCCGCGCCGAAGATCTGCGTGACGGCGTAGTTCTTCTCCTCCTGCGTCATGTTCTTGGTGCCCTTGGCCGTCAGGTCGAGGATCTCGCGCAGTCCGCGCATCTTGCCGTTGGCGTCGTAGGCGATGTCGCCCATGTCCTGCATGCCGGGGTTCATCTTCGCGATCTGCGCCAGCGCCTCGCCGCGCACCTTCTTGGATCCGTGCAACACCTGGTTCTGCTGCTCCAGGCTGATGTTCGCGCTGCGCGCGTTGAGGGCGAGGAACGCCATCTGATCCTTGGCCTGCTCGGACGGGCCGGTCAGCTGTAGCAGCATCTGCTTGAGTGAGGTACCGGCGTCGGACCCCTTGATGCCGTTGTTGCCGAGGATGCCGATCGCTGTGTTGAGCTCGGTGATGGATTCCTGCGCGCCGATGGCCGGGCCCTGCACGCCGGAGAAGACGGCGGCGGCCTGCTTGAAGGAGTAGCTGACCTCCTTGATCTCCACCGACGAGGAGTTGGCCGTGGCCGCGAGCTGGTCGACGACCTTGTTCACCTCGGTCGCCTTGATGCCGAACGCGTTGACGGCGTTGGCCGCGATCTCGGCCGCCTCACCCTCGCCGATGGCCGCGATCCGGGCCAGTTGCAGCGTGCCCTTGGCGGCGTCCATGGACTGCTGGACGGTGAAGCCCGCCTTGCTCAGCTCGGTCATGGCTCGCGCCGCGCCGGCGGCCGAGACGCCGGGCAGGTTGATGTCCGCGCCGAGCGCACGTGCCCGCTCCGAGACCTTGGCCATCTCGGCCCCGGTCGCGTTGGTCACGGCCTTGAGCGTGTTGAGGTTGTTCTCGTACTCGATGCCGATCTTCCCGATGGCGGCCACCGCGCCGGCCACACCGAGCGGCACGAGCAGCGGGCCGAGCTCGTTCTTCAGCGAGCTGAAGCCCTTGCGGATGCGCCCGCCGCCCTCGCGGTTGAAGGCGTCGCCGAAGCTTGCGCCCGCCGCGCCGCCGCCTTCGAGCATGCGCTTCTGTGCGTCGGTGGCGAACCGTCCGTTGGCCTGCCGCAGCTTGCCGGATGCGTCGCGGTAGAACCCGTCACCGAAGGACGACCCCGAGGCGCCGCCAGCCGCCCCGAGTGCCTTCTTGGCGTCCGTGGCGAACTTGCCGTTGGCGGTCCGCAGGCGTCCGGTCGCGTCCTTGGAGAACCCGTCGCCGAACGTCCTGCCCGCGGCCGTGCCCGCCTCGGTGCCCATCTTGGCACCCTGCTTGCGGAACTCCGTCGAGTCCGGCTGGGGCCTCAGGCGCACGAAGGCGGAGGCGAGAGCCACCATCAGCTCTCGCCTCCGTCGCCGTACAGATCTTGCTGCGCGCGCTTGTTCATGTCGCCCCACCCGTAGAGCTGGTCGTCGATCTCCTGGCGCTGCTTGGTGTCAGCGCCCTCAGTGATCAGCGCGTACGCGAGGTTGAGCGCGGCGCGCAGCGGCATGTCGTCTAGAGGGCCTCGCCGAGGCGAGACACCGGGACCAAACCCTCCATGGCCGGCGAGGATGAGACGGGCCTCGACGGTGGCGATGTTTGCGGCGAGCCACTGGAGGAGTCTTCTCGCCGCTTGCGAGGGCGCGCCGCCAGCACCTCCATGGCGCGGCCGACGAACCCCATCAGGTCCTCGCCGTCGGCCTTGCTCTCGATCGCGTGCCGTTCGAAGCGCATCCACTCCGACGGCCCGTCCCACTCCAGCTCACCGGCCACGTCGCGCGACTGCTCGCCGGTGGCGGGGTCGAGCTTCGCCGGACGGGTCTGGTCTACCGTGTCGCGGATCATCGCGTACATCGCCGCAAGGCCCTCGAAGTCGTCGGAGTCCGCGCCCTGCTTGGCCGAGTTGGCGTAGGCCATCAGCGGCATCAGGCCGACCGAATCGGCCAGCCGGAACCACTCGCCGTTCAGCTCCACGCGGTCGCCCTCTGCCTCGACGACGCCCTCGGCCTGCATCTGGATGGACTGCGTGTCCGGCACCGGCTGCACGACGCGCAGGTCCGAGCGGGACATGTTCGTGTAGATCGGCGCTGCCTCAGCCACGGGTCACACCGGCCGATGCGAAGTAGACCGGCTGGCTGGACGCGTCCGGCTCCAGCGTGAAGGTCAGCGGCAGGCTGGCGTTGTCCGCGCCGCGCTGGCGCTGGATGGCGACCGAGCCGGTCTGGAAGGCCTGCATGCCCCACCAGCGCTCGGTGCCGTCCACGGACTCCCACCCGATCTGCTGGCGCACCTCGCCCCCGATCGCGGGGAGCGTGTAGGTGGTCATCAGCGTCGCGCCGGCGCCGGTCGGCGTCTTGGCGCCGCCGTTGAACGCACGCCGGAAGTTGGTCAGGTGGACCTGCATGATCTCGAACTCGGCCGTGATGGTGCGACCGGTCGTGACATTGAGCAGCGGGTCTAGGTACTCGGCCGCCTCCACGGGCTCTGAGTCGATTTCGATGTTGAGCGTGTGGCCCTCGCGGGTCACGCCCCACAGGTTCCAGCCGACGGCCCACGTGTCGGTGAACACCGAGCCGGCCACCGTGTTGGTCGGGGCGGCGATACCAAGATCAGAGACGTAGAGATAACCGGCGCCGAAACTCAGGGCACCCTTCGGGACGATCACAGCGGGCATGGATCACTCCTCAGTTGAGGCCCCTCGTGGGGCACGCTGAAGCGCCGCGCCGCTCGTGCGGCACGGTGGCATAGACGGGGCTGGACTCGATCTCCTACCGTGGGTACAGTGAAGTCACCAACGAGAGGGGACGGCATGGGGAAGTGCACGCAGGCGCCTGAGATCTTCGGCGGCGGAGTCGCGAAGATGCACCGAATCAGCCTGGCGCTGGAGGCCATCCGCGGGGAGGTCGACGACTACAGCACCTTCGTCATCAGCGAGGGTCCCAGCCGGATGATGCGGACCGAGGGCGTGGAGGCCACGACGGCGACCGACCTCGCCGCCGTCCTGGACGAGGGCCTGACCGAGCTGCGCCGGCACGCCGGTCGACTGGACGCCACCGTCGGCAAAGCCATCCGCATGCTGGAGACCTCCATTGCCGAGGTCGAGTACGCCCGCAAGATCGACGGACGCTGAGGAGCGGACATGGGCCAGAACACGACGGCACTGGAGACGCTCGGCGCCATGAGCAGCAACACGAACCGGCTGGACACCCTGAGCGATCAGGACTGGACCAGCCTGGACGCCATCTGCAACGTCGAGCTGTACGAGCTCAAGCAGGCGATGATTCGCGAGGGCGTCAACATCGACCTTGTGCACCGCTACATCAATCACATCCGCGACTTCCGGCGTGACGCGCGGGCGCTGTTTCGTCAGTACGGCACCCAGCTCGACGGGCTCAAGGTCGCCGTAGCGCACGCGCTGTACGAGGTTGAGGACGCCCGCAAGCAGGACGGCCGACCGCTCGGCTAGAAGACCACGTAGAACAGCACGAGGGCCACGAGGGTCGCCGCAGCGATGACCAGCGTGGCCCTCACGCTGGGCGCATCCGCACGGTCCAGTTGAGCAGCATCCGCGGCGCGTCGCCGTCGGGTGACCATGAGGGCCCTTGGATGTCGTCCGAGACGAACAGCACTGCGCCGGCCACAGCCGCCTGACACCCGCACAGCTGCGTGCTCAGCTCCTCGGCCAGCGCGACCGCGGCGGCCCCCGCGGCCTCACGCGTCCCGCCGTAGACCTGCGCGGCCAGGCTGGCCATCATGTCGGGATTCTCGGCCCCATCCTCGGAGCGCGTGGAGAACAGCTCCTCCATGAACGCGTAAGTAGCCGGCTCGCCGCCGGCCAGCTTCTTCAGGTGTGCGCCCATCTGAAGCGGATTGCCGTACCCCACCAACGTCTCGGTCCGCGAATTGATCCAGGCTGCCATCGCCCCGATCGCGTCCACGTACGTCTGCGCGACCATCAGCTCAGCGTCCGTCCGGCGAGGTCGGCCAGCGCAGCGCGGCACCACGGATACGGCCGGGTGCCCGGATGGTCCACCGAGCGGCCGAAGATCCGGCCGTCCTTGCTGCGCAGCGGGTAGTTGCCGTGGCTCGTGATCGTGTGCGCCCGGGTGCCGAGCTCGAGACCCAGCGGGTAGGGGTAGCCGGTGGGGCTGGTGGCGTCCGAGCCGACGTCGCGGAACGGGCCGAGCAGGTCGGCGCCGCGCTGGACGTGGATGCGGTCGCGGGCGTAGCCAGGCTGCCGTCCGTGACTGCCGTCCTGGCTGACCGGGATGCGCCGCTTCTGCCCGCCCGCCACGATGGCCGCCGCGAGGTCCAGGTACGGCTCGGACAGCGCCATGACGCCGACCTCCCACCCGGGCTCGAACTTGATCACCACGTCGCCGGCCATGCTCAGCCGTTCGCCTGTTCGGTGGCGGACTCGGCAACCGGGTCAGCCGCACGCGGCTCCCAGGCCTGCAGCTCAGCCTTGGTCGTGCCGTCGTTCGCGGCCCAGTCCTGATCCTCGGTTGTGGCCTGCGGGTGGTTGTGCACGTAGTAGACCCAGTCGGCCTTACGGGCGCTGTCGGCCGGGCGGTCGGTCTTGGCCGGGGCGTCCTCGGGGTAGACGTCCATCAGGTCGCTCAGGTCGGTGCGCTCCGCCTCTTCGGGGTCCATGCCACGCGAGACGGCGTAAGCCACCCACGCGCCGCGGGAGGAGTCGTCGACAGGCCGCGGGACGGTGGGCACTTCGGCCGGGCCGTCCGGGAAGTCGGCCGACCAGTGCTCGCCCTCGACGAGGTCCCACGCCTCGATGACCGGCGGAAGGACCTCATCGCCGCGCTGGTAGCCCGCGGCCAGCGAGCCCGGTGCGGACAGTCTCTGCAGTGCGTACGGCATGGCGTCTCCTCAAGCGGAAATGTAGTAGGTCAGGTCGCCCACGGTGCCCGAGGTGACCGCGAACGGCACGAGGCCGGACGCGTTGCCCCACTGCGGATTCACGGTGAACGACTTGACCTGACCGGCGGTCAGGGTGTGAGTCTTGTTGCTAATCGTCAAACCATCGTCCGTCTTGGCGTTGGTCATGGTGATGGTCAGTGAGCCGGCGCCGGTGTTGCGGGCGAAGATGCGCGTGCCGGCCGGCACGGTGTCACCCGAGGCCGTCCCGGTGCGCGCGGTCAGCAGGCCACCCGCTGTGGTGTTGCCGCCAGCGTCGGCTGCGAAGTCGGTCATGGTCTCTCCTACTCGGGCCAGAGGTACGTACGGGGATAGCGAGACGAGCTGCCGACGATGAGGTCGTCGCCCCACGGCACGGGTGCGGGCGCGTACAGCACGGGCGCGGCCGAGAGGGTGTCGGCCCCCGCGTTGTCGACGGCGGCCTGCAACGCCTTAGTGTCCGCGGCAAGCTGGCGCTCCAAGGCGTCGGCCAATGCCAGGTCCTCGGGCCCGCGGGCGAACGCGCGGATCAAGCTGATGGCGGCTCGCAGGGCGGTCACCGCGCGGGCCATCCTCGGCAGCGTGCCGGCCAGTGTCCCGAACCCCGCACCGACGATCGAGGCTGCGGAGTCGATGTGCCTCTGCGCCTGCTCGTCGGTCGGCGAGGTCCAGCCCGTGAACGTCCCGAGCCACGTCTGTGCGCCCGGCGTGCGGGTGTCCATCGTGAGGAACGGCGCGTGGTCGGCCACGTCGGACAGGAACGGTGACCATACGGGCCGGGTCGTCGTGCCGGGTAGCGCGGACACGCTGTAGACCTTGGGCGTGACGGAGGCTCCCGCGCCGAGCACCGACCATACGACAAGCCAGTCGCCGGAGCTGGCGACCGTAGTGCCCGCGGCGGCCCCGTCGTCGGTGGCGTAGAACTGGACGGTCTTCTCGTCGGTGTTCACCCATCCCGACGGCGTCAGCCCGCTGATCACCGCGCCGTCCGGTCGCCGCACGACGACGCTGGCCGCGGTGGTCCCGTCAGGCACGACGCCGAGCTTGAGCCGTGAGGTGATCGGGTCGCCGGGGTTGAAGACGCTCTGACTCATGTCACCCTCGCTCCGATGGAATCGCTCAGGGCCCGAGCGGCCACCTCGTCGCCGGTGACCCCCGCCGTGAGCGCGCCGGATTCGACATCGCCCACGATGTGACTGATCTGCCCGATGGTCACGAACCCCGTGACGGTCCCGGCCAGCACGGTCGCCGTCAGCCGGAGCGACACCGAACCGAACGCGGCCGAAGTGGCCAGCGTGCTCGGTGTGGGCAGTACGCCGAGCCGGACGGCGGGCGCTGGGAACGCTGCGGAGCCGGCCAGCGTGACGGCGCCGACGCGCATGGAGGCGAGTGCGATGGCCGCGGCCATCGCCGCCGAAACAGCCAGCGTGGCAGGCGTGGCCACACTGCCCGAGGTGGTCTGGATCGAAGGCGCGGGGACGGCGGCAGATGCGCTGATCGTGGCCGGCGCGGGTGCCGCTCCTGACCCGGCTTGGACAGTGGGCGCGGGCAGAGACGCCACGCCCGCAACGGTGGCCGGCGCGGGCGAGCTTCCGGCCCGGGCCGTCGGCGCGCCGATCGATGCGGTAGCCACGATGGTGGCCGGCGCCGCACCCGTCGCGGTGGTCACGGTGGGGACGGGGAGAGCCGCGACGCCGACGATGGTGGCGGGGGCGAGCGTGCTGCCGGTGACGGCAGTGCCCGCCAGTGCTGCGACGCCGGTGAGGGTGCCCGGTGCCGCCGTGGATCCCGAGGCGGTCTGGACGCTGACTGCGGGGATCGAAGCAACGGCGGCGACCGTCGCGGGGGTCACGGTCGCTGCGGAGCGGAAGGTCACCGCGGGGAACGCCGCGACGCCGGCCACGGTGGCGGGTGTGGCCAGTGCCGTGCGCCGGATGGTCACCGCGGGGACGGCGGCTACCGCAGCCAGGGTCGCGGGAGCGGGCAGCGCGCCCGATCCGAGGCCGACGGCGGGGAAGGCGGCGACCGCGGCGATCGTGGTGACGGGGACGTCGGGGTACCAGTCGACGGGGGTCGGCGTGGTCAGCCCGCTCATCAGCGTGGCCGGCCCGGCGCCCATGTCCATCAGGACATTGACCGTGGCTTGCCGGATCACGTCCGAGGTGTTGTCGCTGCCCTGCTGGTAGGTGTTGGCGTCGTCGAGACCGAGGGCCCAGTTGATCGTCCCGGTGCCGAACGCGATGGCGCCCGCGCCGCCGGGGTGGACGACGAGGCGGTGCGTGGCGGTGCCCGAGGCGTCGTAGACGTCGCCCGCATCGGTGAGCAGCAGGCCCGAGCTGACCGAGTAGGTCACCGTCGAGCAGTAGCGCACCCGGGCGTGCGGCGCGGCCATGTAGCTCGCGGCCGTGGTGGACACGAACGCGGGTCCGGGGACGTCCCACTCGAATCCGAGGATTTGGCTCGGCGAGGTCCAGGTCTGGCCCGTGGTCAGCGACGCCACCGACGTGTGCCGCCAGATCGGCTCGGCCGAGTAGCCGCCCGCGAACGGTACGACCAAGGCACGCAGGTCCGGGCCGTTGACCGCGAAGATCGTGCCGGTGAGCGTGTTCTCTGGACTGTCGCCACCCTTGCCCGCGCCGTCCGGGTCGCGCCACGTGCCGGTCCACTGCGGGCGGGTGTTGCCGCGCCCGCCGATCGTCGACTTCTGGCACTCGAAGGTGCGCGGCCGTCCGTCGCCGTCGGGGTTGGTGCCGTAGGTGCGCCAGAACACCTCGTTGCCCGCGCAGCTGAAGACGCTGACGCCGCGGTTCTTGGCGCGCTCCCAGCCCGAGCGCATCGAGTCCGACCAGTACTCGTTGTGCCCGACGAACATGGCCGCCCCTGCGCCGGCTCGGCCAGACCCCGCCTCTCCTGTCAGGTGCGTGCCGAGCGGATCGCCGGCGGCGTCGAGGCACGAGTAGTACTTCACGTCGTAGCCGTTGCGCTCCAGGAACCGCACCATCGGGTACTCGCCGGTGAAGAAGGTGCTCCACTCGACAGCGCCGTAGGTCCGGCCGGAGTCCGCCGCGCCGCGGTTGACGACAGGCCGGTTGTAGGAGACGAACCGAGCGCAGTCGCCGTTGTACTGATCCACGGCGGTGCCGTAGTAGAGGCTGTTGCCCGAGTACATGGAGCCGCCCATGCCGCCCCACGCGTTGTACGCGTTCCAGGTCGAGTCCGAGGGCATCAGCATCAGCTCGGCCGCCCGCGCGTCGTCGCGCAGCACGAACATGACGTGGCTGGCTCCGCCGCCGGTGCGATTGAGTCGCAGGACGTAGATCCCCGAGGGGGCCCACGCGGGCGGGGTCCAGGTCAGCGTGGTCGACCAGCCCGCGCAGTCGGCCGAGATCAGCGTGGTCCCGGGATCCGCATCGGCCGGTGACGCCTGCGCCTGGCTGGCGGTGACCTGCCCACCCGAGGGAGTGAGCGTCCCGTACGAGCGGGCACCGTCGCCGCCGTACCAGCCGAGCCGGTAGACCTCTGCGGCCCACCCTGCGGCGTCGGACTGCGCGATCTTGAAGTTCACCGTGCCCGACTTGTCGACGCTGAAGCCGTCAACGAACCCTTGCAGCGTGCTGATTCCGCCGAGGTTCGGGCTGGCGAGATCCCACGACGCCCGGGCGGTTCCGGTCAGCGCGTTCTCGGCGGCGACCACCGTGGGCGCGTAGGCCACCGTCACGGTCGCGGTGGCCCGCCCGGCGTTGGCTGTCATCACCGCGGCCTGGATGCTGGCGGTGCCACTCCCGGCGGGTGCGGTGTACGTCGGCGTCGCGGTGGTCGCGTTGGTCAGGCTGCCGCCGCCGGACAGGATCGTCCACGAGTAGCCGATGATCGTCGTGCCGCCGGGCGGGGTGGCGGTCACGTCCAGAACGACCGCGCCGAGGGAAACGACCGGCCGTGCGCGGCCCGCGGTCACGGTGGGCGGGGTGCCGCCGATGCTCGCCGAAGGGAAGGCGGCGACGCCGGAGATGGTGGATGGGCCGGCCACGCCGCCGCCGGTAGTCGTGAACGGCACGGGTGCTGACCACGCCGACCAGTTCCCAGCCGCGTCGCGGGCGCGGACGGTGGCCGTGTAGTTCCGCGACGCCGTGAGGCCGGTGGCGGTAGCGGTCGTGCCCGCCGCGGTGAAGGTGCGTACGACACCGGCAGCGACGGCGGGGAAGGTCGCCGCTGCAGCGATGGTGGCGGGGACGGCGCCGGGGACGATAGCGGTTGCGGTGGGGAACGCCGCGACTGCGGCGACGGTGATGGGCGCCGGGTCGCTCTGCGCGGTGACGGTGATCTCGTCGCTCCACGCCGAGGCGTTGCCGGCGGCGTCGACCGCGCGGACCCGCACCTGATACGAGCTGCCCGGCGTGAGGCCGGTCAGAGTGGCGGTCGTGCCCGCGGCCGAGACGATCCAGGCCTGCTCGCCGGTGCTGAACGTCGAGCCGCCGTCCGGCGTGGGTGCGGCGGCGACCCGGCCCGTGCGCGGCTGAGTGCCGACGATGACGCTGCGCGCCAGACCTCCCGGTGTCGCCCGGGACGATCCTGACGCGAAGGCCATGGTGCTACTCGTCCCAGGAGACGTAGATCGAGAACGCGCCGAGCGTCGCACCTGAGGCGACCGCGTTGGCGATGACCAGCGTGGTCGTGATGGTCGTGTTGATGACCAGCCCCTCGGGCCACGTCCAGATGACGCCCTGCCCGGCGCTGACCGGCAGGGTGATGCGCCGCATGAACGGCCCGGTCGTGGTGAAGGTCGGGGCGGCCGACCATGCCGAGTCCAGCGTGGACGTAGACGCCGATGCCTCGGGGACGTTGGGCTGACCACCGGTGGTCGTGGTGCTGGTGATCGTGCCCGCCGTGTTGCGGGCCAGCACGAACTGCGGCGCGGTGGTCGGCGCGGTGTCGACGAAGATCCCCAGCTCATGCAGCCATGTGCGGCGCGTCGGTGCGCGCAGGGCCCACATCACCGTGTTGGCGGTGTTGACCCCTGCCTTCGTGAGGCCGACCTCGTAACGGTTGCCCATGCCTGCCTCTCCTACGGTCCGATGACTTGCAGTTCGTAGCCGGTCACGGCGGTGTCGTCGGTGGCCGCAGACCAGGACAGGTCGGCGGTGGTGGAACCGACCGCTGTGGTGGCCAGCCCGGCGGGCACGCTCGGGGCCGTGGTGTCCCCGGCGATGCGGTTGTAGGCGAGCATTCCTCCGCCGGACGCGCCGACGCTGCTGCCGTTGAATGTCCCCGTCGTGGAGTACGACCCTGACCCGTTGGCGGTGACATCGAGTTCAGCCGCGCCGGAGAACGGGCGGTCTTGGACGGTGGCCGCGCCGCCGAGACCGTTGGAGACGAAGCTGTTCGACCATGCGGTGACCGACCGGCTGAGCGTGTCGTGCAAGCCGCCGACCGCGGCGAGCAGGTGCCGATCCCCGGCGGTGGGGGTGATGCTGGCAGTGGCGAACGAGGAGGCCGCCCCGCCTTGAGTCAGGGTGCCGGTCACGTACGTCGACCCGGCCGTCAGCTCCCATGCGTACCACTGGCCCGACCCGGCGGCCCCCGCGGTGAACGCGTACGACGCTTCCCCTGCGGCCGTGCGATCGAAGGCGTAATTGCCCATGACACTGACGCTGGTGTGCCGCAGATTCCAACCGCCCGGTGTCGCGAACGTCGTGTTCGCGATGAACAGGACGACGACGATGGTGCCCGTGCCGTACGAGCCGGATGAGCGGGAGACTGTGATCGCCGTGGTCGCCGAGAAGACGCCGGAGTTGCGGTCGAGGATGGCCACGGGCTATGGCGTGATGTCGAGAGTTAGGCAGCCTGTCGCTGCCCACTGAATGCCGAACGTCCCGTTGGACGTGGAAAAGTCCGCGCCGAAATTGACCAGGAAGATCAGGTTGTCACCGGCCAACGCGTCGGCGTAGAGCCGGGCCGCTCGGGCATTGGTCAGCGTGGTGGAGCTGACCGCGACGTCGTTCATGTCGTACATGATCGTGCCGGTGGGGGACTCGGTCAGGGTCGGCGCGGTTGAGGTAGCGCCGGCTGCTGCCGCCGAGAGCGCGATGCCGCCGGTGACCCATCCGGTGCCGGCCACCTCGTTGGTGTTGTTCCAGGTGACGTCGGTCGAGAAGTTCGGGGTCGCCGTGTTGTTCAGCAGCGCGAGCTTGTGTGAGGCGAGGGAAAGGTCGATCGCCAGTTGCGTGGCGTCGAGCACGTCGACGAAGTTGGCCAAGTACAGGCCCGAAGCGGTGACAGCCATGGTCAGCCAGCCCTTCTCGCCGCAGCGCCGACGGTGAATTCGTTGCCGCGCCTGGCACGGTGATCGAGCCGGGCGGCCTGAAGCTGGTCACGCGCGGCGTCGTAGGCCGAGCGGCTCTCGTCGGTGCCGTCCTTGAGGTACGCGGCCTGCGCGGTCACGTACGCCTCGCTCGCATCGGCGATGGCCTCGGTCATGTAGTCGGCCACCGTGCGGGAGTCGTCGTCGGCGCCCTCGGCCTCACCGGGCACGCCGGGGCCCATGTTCGGGTTGGCGTCGAGCACCTCCTGCACGGCGTCGCGCTTGTACGGGAAGTGGCTGCCGGGGTCGCTGAGCACGGCAGCGGCGAGCGCGTCGCGCGCCTGCTTGCTGGCCTGCTCGTAGGTCTTACGCGCTGCCATGCGCCTGTCCCTTCGTGATGGTGATGGTGGCCGGCGTGACGAGAGCGTCGACCCGGTCGTCCTTGGTGTTGTGTTCGGTGACGGTCCCGGCCTCGGTGGTCGTCGACTTCCATGGGCGGCCGGACTCGGGATGCTCACGGCCCTCGCGCACGATGACTCGGGTGCGTCGCCCGACGGAGATGGAGCGCATCTTCTCGAGGTCGATCGGCGTGCCCATGGTCAGCTCCTTTCGGATGAGCGCAGCGGCGGGGAGGGAGACGAAGCCCACCGCCGCCGCGCCCGGTTCCGGACCGCTCAGCGAGAAGCGGCTTCGTAGCGCTGCTTGACCTGCGCCATGAGGTCGGTCTTGTTCATGGCCTCGGCCTCGGCCAGCGTCATGCCGATCTTCGGGTGCGTGGCGTAGGTCTCCCACGTGTCCTTCGAGTCGGACGCCTTGGGCGGGGCACCCAGTGCGGGCCCGCCCGTCTCGTCGACCGGCGGCACGTCGACCTCCACCTCGCGCGGAGGCTCAGTGGTCACGAGATCGCCGGGCAGCAGCGGCACGCCGTGGGGGTCGCTCGGCAGGACGCCGGGCATGTCCGGGGTGCGGACCTGCGGCGGCACGTCGTCCACTGGCCTGAGGTCGGGACGCTCATCGGCGAACACGACCGAGCCGGCCGAAGCGAGCGCCGAGGTGATGTACGTCGGCACGTAGTCGGGGACGCTGCCGCCCCGCTGGACGATCTCCTCGTCGCCGACGGGGACGGTCGGGTTCTCCGGCTCCGTCTTCTGGAATGCCAGCCGAGGGGCCAGCACGATGAAAGGCATGGTCATCTCTCCGATCAGGTCAGGGTGCCGATGCCGGTGATCTTGCACGCGGCCCCCGGCTCCTGCACGAATGGGACGACCGAGCGGCGAGCGCGGACCAGCCACTCATCGTTGCCCGCCGGGTTGCGCCGGGTGAGCGTCTGGATCGCGTCGGCCGCGCCCTGGTACTCCGGGCTCGGGATGTTCTCGTAGCCGAGCGAGCCGAGGTTCGCGGTGTCGGCCACGAGCACTGTGCCCGCCGTCGCCAGGTTCGGCGTCGGCATGATGGTCAGGCCCGCGATCACCGGCAGGTCGCCGGTCATGGAGACGGTCGTGCCGCTCTCGCGCGCCAGCGTGGCCAGCAGGTTCATGTTGGCCGCGATGTAGGCGAAGGCGAAGTCGTCGCACACGGCGACGTTCGGCTCGTAGCCCTTGTTGAGCGCGCGGATCGTCGCCTTGGCCCGGAGCAGGTCGAGCAGGACGTTCGCCGTGGTGAGGTTCCACGCGGCGGTGGCGGCGACTGCTTGGGTGACCACGGCGGCGATGACCGCGAGGGCGGTCGTGTCCACCGTGTAGATCAGGTAGTTCACGATCTTCGTGAGGTTGCGCTCCACGGCGTCGCCCCGGAAGCGGCCGATCTCCTCATCGGTGATCGGGATCTCCTGGCCCCACTTGACCGGGTTGGCCGTTGCGCCGGTGCCGGTCGGCGCCAGCGCGCGGGGGTACTGGTCACCGGGAGCGATCTGCTCGGGTGCGCGGGAGGTGTAGATGGACTCGTCGGTCTCGTACAGGATCGACGAGCCTTCGACACGGCCAGTCAGCAGCACGTCGGCGATGAAGCGGTTCTCGGCGATGGTGCGCAGACGCCGGGCCACCGCGGTCGGGGTGTTGAGGAAGCGCGAGATGGTAACGATGTCGCCGGACAGCGTGGGAGCTGACGGCGGGTAGGTGATCGCCATGGATCAGCTCTCCTAGCGTCCGATGAAACGGACAGTCGCGCCGTCGGCAGCGGGCGCGAGCGCCACTCCGACAAGCTGGCCGAAGGTGCCTGCGGCGATGGGCGCGACGACACCGGCGGCACCGGCCGCGAGGTTGTCGCCGGCCGCGATGACGCCGGCCCCGGTGACTTCGTGCACGACCCCCGGAAGGGGCCAGACCTGGACCTTGGCCCCGGTCGCCTGGTCGGTCGCAGCCACACCGATGGCCTTGACGCTGGCCGCGCCGGCGGGACCGACGGTGCCGGTGCCGGTGACCTCGACGAGCCGGCCACCGACCACGTTGGCCGAGGCCTGCATCGTGATCGGAGCGAAGCCGCCTGCGAAGACGACGCTGTACTCAGCCATGTCAGGCACCGGCCTTTCCGTAGAGCGCCTCGTAGGCGATGTCGGTTTCGTTCTGGCTGATCTCGGCGCCGAGGAAGCCCGAGGCCATCACCGGCACCGAGTTCTTCGGCATCAGGTTGATGTACTGCTCGGTAGCCTCGGGGTTCTTGTCCCACATGTCCTTGTAGGCCGCGAGCCGGGAGACCGGGAACCGGCCCGCCTCGCACGCCTCCTTGAGCACCTGGTCGCGTCGGCCGACCTGGACCTGCTCGGCGGCCCACTGGCCCTTCGCGGCCATCTGGATCAGCGTCTTGTAGTTCTCCGGGTCGATCAGCATCGCGCCGCCCTGAGCGGGCGAGATCGCGGTGAGGGTCGCCGCCGGGTCGGGCGTCTGCGCGGGGATCTGGGCGGAGAGCTGCGTCGAGATAGCCTCGCGCACCTCGTCGTCCGTGGCGTCGGGACCGAGCCCCAGCGCCTCCCGCATCTTGGCTGCGTCCACGGACGCCTCCTTCGGGGTTGTGGTGGGCCCGGTCGCCGGATCGGCGTCGGGGGTCTTCTCGGGTTCGGCCGGGACCTCGGTTTCGAGCACGGCCGGGACCGCGGCGTTGGCCTTGTCGGCCGCCTTGCGGATAGCCGCGCCGGCGGGCGAGACGTCGGGGGCCACGCGGTCGGTGCCGTCGGGGTTCTTGCCTGCGGCGAGCAGGGCCACGGCACGCTCGGCGAACTTCACCGGAGCCGAGGCCGCGGTCTTGACGTCCGCGTACTGGATGGCCACTTCCTGCGGCTCGCCGAAGACGAACTCCTCGCCGGACAGCTCCACCGGGATCCGGTAGTACTTGCCCGATGCGTCGTCGGCGGCGATCAGCTCCAGCGGGTCCACATGCATCTCGGTGATCCACATGCTGTAACCGGCCGACTCGTAGTACTTGCGGCTGATGTCTTCCACCGACACGGACGCCTTGACGACGCCGCCGGTCGTGGTGCCCATGGGGCCTCCCAGGTTGAGACGGACGGTGGTCGCGACCGAGGCCCGGTCGGAACCGAAGATGGTGATGAGCTGGCCCCGGCACCGGGCACCGCCCGCGCAGCCCTGGTACTTGCCGCTGCCGTACGCGGCCCGGGCGGAGTCGAGGTCGTCGAACCGCTTGCCGTCGACCGACTTGCACGGCGCGCAGGTGCGCACGTCCAGCGCCTCGGAGGCGTAGTAGTCGGCCGGACCGGCGTAGCCCTCGATCACGGCGAACCGGCCGCGGGCCTGCGCGGCCGACAGCGCGCCGCCGAACTGGTCACGGGGGAACGCGTCCGAGAGGCCGGCGAGGTGTTCGGTCACCTGCCCGGCGATCAACGCCCCGTCACCCTGGCCGAGCCACTGCGCTGCCGTGCGGCCCGCGGTGCTGGCGGTGCTCGCGGCCATCGCGGCGGCTACGGCCTCGGCTGTGTCGCGGACGAGACCCTCATCGAGGTCGGGGGCCTCGACGCCGACGCCTTGGCGTTCCGCCTCGGCCACCTGCCCTGCCGCTGCCTGCCGGGCGACCACGAGCATCGCGGCCAGCAGTACCGCCGAGACCTCGTCGTCGTCCGCGGTCAGCTCGCCCAGCGTGTCGGGCGCGTCGTCGACAGCCGAGGCGATCTGCTTGGCCAGTTCCTCGCGCTGCCGCTCGGCCAGTTCGGGCCAGACCTGCATCAGCCCGTCCAGCGCCTCGGTCCACTGCGCGTCCAGCCGGTCGAAGTCCACGCCCGAACGCTGCTCGATGTCAGTCAGCGGCCGTCGTTCCTCGTCGGCCGCGGCGAGATGGACCAGCACCTCAAGGCGCTCCCCGCCGGCGGCGAGGCTGCGGGCGCCGTCCTGCTCGCGTTGGCGGGCAGCCGCCTGGACGGCCTCACCCGTGACGGGCTCCGTCCACAGCGCGTACACGTCCTGCATGCTCTTGAGCACGCCGATCGCGGGCGGGGCGACACCGAGCAGGCTGATCGCGGTGACGACGCTGGGGTGCGTGTGGCCGATCTGGCAGACGAACGGGCGCCAGATCTCGATCGAGCGGTCCGGGTAGGCCGCGGCCATGACCGACAGGCCGTTCTCATCGGCGTCGGCCAGCCACGCGGGCACGCCGGTGAAGTCGCCGAGCAGCTTCGTTCCGTCGAAGCGCATGTTGGCGACCCATCCGAGCGCGGGCTCACCGTCCCAGCGCACGCCCGACGTGGAGTCTTCCTCCATGTGCCCGAGCTTGATCACCGGGTTGCGCACACCCGGGCAGTCGAGCGCGGCCACGGCGTCGCTGAAGTCCTCGGTCGTGAAGGTCGCGACGCCGGTGGAGGCGTGCCACGTACCGACGGCGGCCATCTCGATCGCATGCAGCGTCCGCAGCGCGACCGGCTTGCGGATCTCCACGTCGGTCACGAGACGAACCAGTGCTCGGGGATCGGCGAGCCGTCCTGCTTGGCCCGCAGACGCAGGCACGCGAGGTCATCCTTCATTGCCTTCGACGAGGGCAGGCCCCACTTGTCGGCGTCCCACTCGGTCGCGTGGAACTGCCAGTCGGCCCACCTGTCGAGGATCTGGTCGCGCAGGGCGGGGTTCTCAGCCTCGGTGATCAGCTTGATGAGCGCGCGGCGGGCCTTCTCGTCCATCATGCGGGCACCTGCTCGGGTGCCGGCTCGTTGGTGCGGCCCGGCTCGGGGGCCGGCGCGGGGAGAGCCGCTTGCCGCTCTTCCTCCTGGATCACCGGGAGGCTGTAGCGGATGCGCAGGTCGTTCTCCAGCCCGAGCTCCGGCGTGAGCGCGCCGCAGGTGACCAGTGAACTGATCGCCTCGCTCGTGACTTCGGGGCGGTTGATGTCGGTGCACAGAACGGCCGGGACCGGCTCGTCCTCGCCGAAGTTGTAGTCGACCATCTGGACGTTCAGCTGCGTGGCCGGGCCGGTGATCTCGCGGGCGGTCGTCTTCCAGCTCATCTGCAACAGGCCGATGATCGTGTCGCCAAGGGCACGGTTACCCGTGGCCGCGTCGGGCAGGCTCAGCACGTTGGCCAGCACGCTGGCGGCGATGGCGCTGTCCAGGTAGCGGATGAAGCCGAGCGTGTCCGGCGCCGAGCCGGTCATGCCCTTGAGGTTGAAGCTGAATCCGCTCGGCATGCCGATACCGGCCTGATCTCCCGCCCGGAAACCGGCAGCGATCTGCGCGGCTTGAGTGACGTCGGCCGGTGGTGCGCCGGGCGGTGCCTGGACTTCGGGCACGCCCATGCCGAAGCGGCGGTTGGACTGGCCGAGCACGCGCAGCATCTCGTTCTTCAGCAGCCACGGCCCGTACGACTCGCGGATCATCGGGCGGCCCTGCCATGCCGCGCCCTCGCGCTCGTGGACGTACCAGAGCAGATGGTTGGCGGGGATCAGCTCTTTCTGGCCGTTCTGCTTGATCCCCTTGAGCGAGCCGTCGTCGTTGGTCTCGATGTCCGTGATCGTCTGCGGCAGGCGCTCGGACAGCTCGGCCAGTCGTGCCCGAGCGGGGTCGCCGCCGATCTCGTAACGCTGAGCGAACGGGCTGAAGCCGAACGGCAGCATGAGCAGCGCGATGCGCAGGTGATCGTCCCACTGGACGCCGCGGCGGCGGGCCGGCCCCGGGCCGTCGTTGTCACCGGCGATCGGCAGGCCCCACGCGTCGGCGCACAGCTCGACGACCTCGTCACGGCAGCCCTTGGGGTTGATTGCGTAGGTCGCCGAGCGCAGCGGGTACGTGTAGGCCTTGAGCACCGTGGAGATCTGCGGGTCGTTGCGCATCTTCGAGTAGGTGGCCAGCGACAGCGGGAATGTCAGCTCGGGCACGTTCTCGAACAGGTCCAGGGCGAGCGCGTCGTACGTCGTGCCCATCGAGCCGGCAGCGGTGCGCGGGGCGTCGGAAAGCGGCATGGGCACCTCCTACGATCAGGGCATGGACGTTTTCGTGTTGATCGATCAGGACATCAGCGCACCGGGCGTGGTGCTCGGCGTGGCAACGCATCTCGGCGCGGCGATGGATATCGGGGATCGCTCACCAATCGGGCGACAGGTGGATCACGAGCCGTGGAGTCACGACCCCGACACGGACACCTGGACGCGCCGATGGGCCGGCGTCTGGCAGGAGATCGTGCGCGTTCCGCTGGCTGGCCGCATTGAGGCACCGTTCAGACGCGGAGCCAGCAACTATCTCTCGCCTGACGACTACTCCGAGGTGGCCGAGATCGGCCGGACGTTCGGCGCACCGTGACCCGGCCTCAACTTCGAGCGATCCGCCCCTTGCGGTAACGACGCCTGTTCTCGTTGAGGCCGGGAGTCACCACTCGGCGCGCGAGAGGTCCACTTCGCCGGTGAGGCCGGTCGCTGCCTGGTAGGCGCGGTCGGCGTCGGTTCGGGTGGCGATGGCCCGCGGCGGGTGCTTGGGCGGCGGGGTCCAGTGCGCGGCGGCGATGTGAGCGGCGTAGGAGAAGGTGTCCGTGCGGTCGTCGTACTGCCACGTCGGGAAGCCCGCGATCTCGTCGCACCACTCGTCCAGCCAGTCGACGTAGTCGGGCCAGAAGACCTGATGGGCCTTGAGCCGGTTGCTGGCCGGGATGGCCCGGGTCACCTTGTCGGTGGATGGGTTGAGCGGCTGGATGCGGATGCCCGCCTGCGTCGCGTCGCGGACCAGCGCGGTGCCGATGAAGCCGCGCTCCACGTAGACGTCAGGGGTCGCCCACCTGGTGCACAGCGGGGCGAGGAAGTCGGCGTGATCCTTCTCGGCCACCCGCATCCGCTTGGTGTCCAGCAGGATCAGTCGGCCGCTCAGGTCGATGGCCCAGACCGAGGCAACCGTCCAGTCCGCCGAGCGCTTGGTGGATTCGGCGAGGTCCATGGTCACGAAGCGGACCATGTCGGCGATGAACAGCGCCACGCCGTCGATCGAGAGCTTCGCGCCGTGAAGCGGATCGTGGTGACTCGGGTCCGACTCAGCCCACTGCCAGTAGCGGAAGTCGGTCCTCGAGAACAGGTTGCCCTCGGCCGCGACCGGCGTCTGCATGTAAATCGAGTTCCACACGTACGACGACCGGGTCTCCTTGAGGTCCAGGAAGAACCCGGGCTCACGGCCCTGCACGCTGATGAGCTCGCCGTTCGGCGCGTACGCGCTGGCGCCGTCACTGCCGCGCACGAGAGGCTGGGCCCGGTCACGGACAGCGGGGATGCGGAGCACCTTCCACTTGCCCGGCTCGTTCTTGACCAGCTTGCCGGCGAGGTCGTCGGAGTGCCAGCGGGTGAGCATCAGCACCACGCGTCCGCGGGAACTGAGGCGCGTGGAGCCGTTCGACTCCCACCAGTCCCACGCCGCTTCGCGGTACGTCGGGCTCTCGGCCTCGGCGCGGCCGCGCAGGGGATCGTCGATGACCATGACGTCTACCGGTTCGCCGGTGATGCCGCCGCCGATGCCCACCGACAGGACGCGCCCGCCCGCGGTCGTCTCGAAGTCGTCGACGGCCTTGCGGTCGCCCATCAACTCGATGCCGAGCTCGGGGTGGCTCTCGATCATGCGCCGGATCCAGCGGCCCCAGCGCTCGGCCTTGGTCGCTGAGTAGCTGACGATCGCGATGCGCAACGTCGGGTCCTGGGCGAGCAGCCAGAGCGGGAACCAGCACGAGGTGCGGGTGCTGTTGTGGGTCGGCAGCAGGGACCGACCGGCTAGAAACGTGTGGTCTGGCGAGTCCACTTCGATGCACACCGTGGGAACCGATTCGGTCCGGGCGGCCGTGACGTACCGGACCCGAGCCACTGAAGAGTCCTTGCATCTGTCGGCCTTGCGAGCGATGTGCGCTGCGCCTGACAGGTAGAACTTGACGCGCCATTTCGGCCCGCAGTCTTTGCCCGCCAAGGTGGCGCGGCTCTCGGTGATCGTGGCCTTGGCTCCGAGGCTGTAGACCAGTTCGCGTACGCCTTCAGCAAGAAGGGGATTGGTGCTGGTGAACTCGACTTGCCCACGCGGACTGACGTAGCCGTCGGTGTCGATGAGCCCTTGGAGCAGCGAGAGCCTCTGCTTGTCCGACCCTCTGAAATACGGAGCGGGGATGTGCTTGTTTCCCCATACACCCATCGCGGTCAAGGTGACCCTGATGGGCGACGTCCTGGTGCTGGCCCACCCTTCCGGGACCAGAGACCATCCGTAGGTAGTGGTCGGGACCTTACGAATCGGCACGCCCGCGTCGCGGATGCGCTCAGCAATCTCTTCGTCAGCGAACGTCATGCGCGCTGACCGAGCGTGCCCATCTCCGAGCCATGCGCCGAGAACATACGGGTCTAGCGGCAGTTCGGCGTCCGGAAGATCCAGGCCGGACGGCGCGACGATCTGCGCGTTCTTGGAACGAGGGCTCGCCAGTGACGAGGACTCGTGGAGGTACTCGCCTGATCGGCGATCCAGTCGAGCCGGCCACTCGTGCACCGCGTCGGCGACGATCCGCTCCCCGTCGCCCGTACGGACCTCGTAACACTCCCGGTCGTGCCAGATGGGGGAGACCCAGGTGACACGACAGGTCTTGCCATGTCGGTCAAACACTTGATCGCCGACGCGCAGAGCGCCCATCGTCGTCCAGCCCTGAGGGGTGGCGATAGGCGTGTCGAGCGCTAGAGCCTTTCCTTCTTGTGGCGGCACAAAGATCATTGTACGCCCTGTGGCCCCTGGCGCATTGGCCAGATCGACCAGGGCCTCATCGATGGCATCGAGAGCCGGCGTCTGGCGGGTGCTCGGCTGGAGCGCGCGGGCCAGGTGGCCGGGGGTCGGATACTGGGCCCGGAACTCCGGGCGCCTCAGCTCACCGATCCGGCTGCGCAGCCTCTGGAGTTCCGCCAGCTTGCCGATCAAGCTCTGCAGCTCGTCGTTCGAACTCTGCCGTAGCTTCTCGGAGAAGTCGATCGACATCGCTCTCCCCGATCTCCACCTTGACGGGCTGAGCCTCGCCACGCAGGTCGCTGATCTGCTTGATCAGGCGACGGGCCGACTCGACGTGCTTCTCGCTGGCCTTGAGCGCCATCGGCATGACGGCGGCCAGCAGTGCCTCCAGCCGCTCGATCGACTCGGCGCGGTACAGCTCCACCTCGCCGTAAGCCAGGCTGCGCGCTTCGACCATGCGCGCCCGGACGGCGTTGTACGCCGCGCCCTTGCCGGCGTACCCACACTCGGCGGCGACCTCGTCCCACGGCCGTCCGTCGCGGCGCATCTCGGCTGCCTTGCGAGCGCGGTCGTACACGTCGATCATCTGGGACGGCGGGTGTGTGATCTCGCGCGGCGTTCCTCGCTTGCCGGGGTCCGGCTTCACGCTGACCTCCCTGTGCGCCGTTTCCGGGCACGGCGAAGATGTGCCGAATTCTGGCACACGTCGCGATCATCTGCCACTACCTGACCATCTCGCGCTCCCGCACCCACCCGGCGTGCGCCTTCATGATCTCGTCTACGGGGTACGTCGCGGCCCGCCGCCCACGCCGTCCGTAGGTGCTGCCGATCGGCGCCACGCCCTTGAGCCGGCGGGCCAGCTCCCGGCGCGGGATGGGCGGCGACATCGCTGCCGCCGCCTCCGCCAGGGTCAAGCCGTTCACTGCTTGGGGACCTCGGTCCAGTCCTCCACCACGATCACCTTGCGCGTGTAGACCTTGCCGCCGAATTTCTGCTGGTTCGGAATCCACCGTTCCAGCGGGTACGCGTCCTCAATCTCGGGATCGTCGGACCGAACCTGCATCCCGCCGCTGCGCATCAGAAGCCCGTGCTCGACAATCGGCTCGCCATCCGTCACGGCTGCCACCACACGAGCACGGCGACGAGGATCCAGAGGTTGAACAGCAGGCCGAGCAGCACGCCGCCGATGGACGCCTCACTGCGGTCGGTCTGCTTGAGCCCCGCGGCGATGCTGCCCACCGCCCCGATGATGACCAGCACGACCACCGACCACTTCGCGAAGCTCTCCATCAGTCGAACACCGCTCGGAGCGTGGCCACGGGGATCAGGTACGCGCCGTCTGCCTGGGTCTTCGTCGCAACGCCGGTGACCTGCCACCCACCCAGATCGACATCTGCTCCAGTGGCCGGGTCGCGCAGGATCATGCGCAGGACCGGACGCGTCTTCAGCTGCTTGGCCATCCACTCGGTCATGAACTCCGCCGCGAACTCCTTCGGCACCCTGACCGTCAGCGCATCACCCGTCGGGTACGGGTCTCCAGCGGCCATGGTCACGCCCTCGGGAATCGAGGGAACGACGAGCCGGAGAGGGGCTGCGCGCGCATCATGCCGCCGGCCACGAAGTCGTAGGCGGCCGACCATGCCGCCTCGTGGGCCCCGGTGAAGCGCGGGCCGAGCGTGACCAGCGTGGCGAACAGCGCCTTCTTGGCCAGCGCGTACTCCTCCAGCGAGGTCGGCTTGATCGTGCCGTCACGGCGGGCGAACGCGGCGTGGCGCGCGGCCATGGAGGTGATCACGTTGTCCAGTCGCTCCATCGCCTCGGCGTCGGCCGGGTTGTAGAGGGTGGCCACGCCGACCAACTTCTCGGCGAGCTTGTCGCGCTGAGCCGCGCCTCGGCTGTCCGTCTCGCCAGTGGCGGCCGAGATGAGGTCGGGCGGGAACAGGAACGCAAGGTCGTCGACCGCGGCCTGTCCGACGGCGAGCGGGTCGGGGTGGCCTGCGTCGTGGGCGTCCTTCTCGGCGTCGGTCCGGGCCATGTCCAGCATGGTGGTATAGAAATACCGGACCACGGCGTCCATATCGTCGATCCACGAGGCCGACTCGCGCAGGTAGTCACTGATGCTCGGCATGTATCCGGTCCCCCTGCATGACTCGCACGGCTGACGCGTCGGGCTAACGATCGGGGTCGGCACGACCGAGCGCGCGATGACCGACTCGCTGAGCACGTGCCGGCTCGGCTGCGGGGCGGACAACTCATCGATGCGGCGCCTGACCCGATCGGGCGCGTCCATGAACTGCTGGATCGTCTCGGCCTCGGCCTTGGTGGGATCCGGCGTCGGAGTCGTCTCGTCCTCACCGGTCACGCCGGACCATCCTTCGGCGCGGCTGTCGGCGATCATCTGCTCGGCCGCGGCGCGGTCGGGCTGGTCGTCGTAGATCGGCGTGCTGCTGGTGTCGCTCGGCTGGCCGCGGCCCATGTCGACCGGCGCGGGGTCGGTTGCTTCCACTTCGTCTCCTCGTCTCCTGAAACGCATGCGGTCATCATCGCACCTCAGAGGGCGTCCAGCTCCTTGCGCCAGCGCTTGGACCAGCGGGCGGCGTGGTAGAGGTCGTTGAAGTGCGGGACGTCCGGGACCTTCGGCGTGCCGTCGGTGCGCCAGTGGGCGTAGGCGGCGGCGTATCGGCCGTTGATGAAGCTGAGGCCGTAGGCCATCCAGCCGTGGTAGGCGATGGCCCGCTCGGTCACGTCGTACGCGTCCCAGACGGGCAGGCTGCGCAGCACCTCGTTGGTGGTCCGGTACGGGCTGGTCATGGCGTACGCCTCGATCTCATCGAGGAGGGCATGCACGCGGCCATGGGCGTTGGCGCACAGCGTCACGGTCGGCTCGGCGCCGCCACCCCGCGGCCGGGGCCGGACGTAGTGCGTCGCGATCGGCACCGGTTCGTCGTGCTGCGGATGCACGAGGCAGGCGCGGCCTAACCGGACTGCGCGACCAGCGAGAGCAGGTAAACCAGCCACAGGGTCATGATGACGGTCACCCCGATTAATACGATGGCGGCGAGCACTCCGAGAACGATCCTCCACAGCACGATCCCTCCTTCCGGATCACGTGCTGTCGGTGCCGCGATCCTCTCCCTCATCCTCGTCTTCAGTCTGACCTATGTTCAGGCCGACAGAGATCCCCTCCAGGGCCAGACCCGCCAGCGCTCTGGCCAGCACTTCCGCCGCGCGGGTGATGTGCTCGGGGTACTTGGTCACGATCGTCGCGCTGACCACCGTCACCATGCCTGGCGTCACAGCGGGACCTCATCCGTGCCGCCGGTGCCGCGCGACCACTCGGGGTGGCCGGCCAGGAAGGCGGCCACCTCGGCGTTGACGCTCTGACCGGTGTCGAAAGCGAACAGCTCACCGACGTAGCGGACGAAGGTCCGGCGCTCATCCGGCTCGGCGCTCGTGTTCTTCTCGGTGACCACAACGAACGGCCAGCGCATCCGCCGGGCTCGAGCCCGCTCCTCGATCTCGGCCAGCGTGAGGTCCAGGAACTTCGCCGCCTCGGCCGCGCCGAACCTGCCGCGCTCAGGGGCCCAGCACCCGCTCAGCCGGATCGGCGTCTCGTCGAAGATCCCCCGGCCGAGGTCGCTGACCAGCAGCACCGTGTCGCCGTCATCCTTGTGGCCGGGCTTGTCGGAGCGTCGTGCTCGGTTGTCCCACATCTCGTCTCCTATCGGGTCCACGCGTTCGCCACGATAATGACCATGGTGATGAGGGCGACCGCGGCCGTTATCGCCGTGAAGATGCTGGCCCGGCCGGTCTGCGCGCCAGCGGTCTTGGCTGCGATCTCGACCTGCCCCTTTTCCAACGCGCCGACCCGTTCCCGCATGGCTTGGATCTCGTCGCGGGTGGGGGCGTTCTGCTGCGCCGTCATCAGCTCTTGAATGCGCTCGGTGGCCCGGTCGATCGCGCCCTTCGCCTCGTCGCGGGTCATGGCCCGGTTGAGGATGTCGCGCATCGCCTCACGCCACTCGTTCTGCTGCGCCCGGTACTGCTCGGCGTTACGGGCGAGCACCTGGCTGGTCTCCCGGGCCGCGTCCTGCGCGACCTGCACGGCTTCCTTCTGCGCGGCCAGGGCGGCTTGTACGGCCTTGTCTGTGGCCACGCCGGTGGCGTTGGTCAGGGCCCGGTGAGCCTCGAACGCCAGGTCAACCGCGTGGCGCTCGGCCTCGAACCGGCGTTCAAGCTGCTTCTGCATGTCGTCGATCTGGCGTTGGATCTGGCCGATCAGATCGTTGAGCTGGCGTTGCAGATGGGTGTGCAGAGTGTCGGTAGTCCACCCACTGACATCCCGCTCCGTCTCGCCGCTCATGGATCAGGACGTCTCCCGCTTGATCGGCATGTGCCACACGCCGGCGGGGATGTCCTTGACCTCGGATTCGCGCGGGATGCCCGAGGTCGGTGTGCAGTCGCAGCGCGGGCAGATCAGCACACCGGCCAGGATGCCGCGCCGTACGCCGCAGCACGCGACGGAGAAGTAGCCCTCCTGGGCGGTCACGGTCGGCTCAGCATTCCAGCTCACCCACGCACTCGGAGACGGTCGGCTCGGGGGCGACGCGCTCCACGGCGTTGCCGAGCTCAGACAGGGCGTTGAACAGGCCGAACATGAGCAGGCTGACCAGCACGAGGGCGACGATCGCGCATACGTCGCGGACGGTCCGGATGATCCGCTCGGCGGTGTTCGGGTAGTGGTCGGCCTTGAGTTCGGTGCTCACCGGTCGGTGACTGCGGTACGGGTCGCTCATCCCCGCCGTCCGATCTCGCGGCGGGCGGTCAGCTCGCCTGCCGTCTCGGTCGCCCAGTCCGGCCGCGGCGCGCGGTCCTCGGCGGCGTCCAGGAAGCCGGACAGTTCGAAGCGGACCACGGTCAGTGTCGGGATGCGCATGAGCGGCTCAATGCGGTCCATGACGTTGATGTCCTCGTAGTCGGTCTCCGTCTCCACTTCGCCCTCGCTGCCGCGCATGCGCCAGCTCATGAACCGGTTCGGGGCGATCTCGACCACCACGCCGGCGCGACCTCGGAAGAGACTGTCGGCCCAGTTGGGGCCTACTCCGGGCCGCCCCCACATCGCTCTACTCATCCGCGCCGCCGCCCATCGTCGTGCCGTCTCCGAAGATCAGCCGCTCCTCGCCCGTCATGCGGCCCGGCTCCATCCGCGCTCTGGTGGGATGGCCGTCGCGGTCCTTGCAGCCGGGGAAGAAGCAGCGCACCTCGCCCTTGCGCCTGAGCATACGCAGGCCGAACGTCTCGCAGTACGGACACGCGAGCGGGCTGCGACCGGGTGGGCTGGGCAGCGGGGCCCACGGCTCACCCTCGTCGATCTCGGGTACGGACTGCGCGGCACGGGACCACTTCTCCAGCGAGGTGGCCGCCCACCGGAGCGGGGTATCCGAGACGGACGGGGCCATGTTGACCACGACGCTCAGGGCCTCGTGGCCGTAGGTGTCCTTGAACAGCGGGAGGCGCAGGCCTGCGGCGGAACGCATCCCACGGGCGAGCTCACCGGCGCCGAAGTAGAGATCCCAGTACGCGCCCGCGGCCTGCATCGCCCACGGCTCCCGACTCTCCGGAGCGTGCCGGCCGATCGTGCCGGTGTCCGGTCCGCTGCCATCCGGCTCGGCCAGCAGGGGCTGCAGCGCGGTCAGCAGGCTGCGAGCCTCCGACACTGCCGTGAGTAGCCGCTGGTGCATCGTCGTGTAGTTCGTCTCCACGCGCATGCTCGGATCATGGCACGAGAAAGCCCCGCACCTCACTGGGTACGGGGCTCGCGTTCTCGATTACTCCCACTCGGTGCCGCACATGGCGGCCTCAGACGGTGGCGTCCGCCAGAGCCAGCGACTCGGCGCGGGCCTGGACGGCGTCCCACTTGCCGGCCTTGACGTCGGTCAGGAAGGCGGCGACCTCGGCCGCGGTGTAGGTCACCCGGCCCTTGTCGGCGCCCAGGGTGGACGTGAAGTCGAATCCGTCACCGTTCGGCGTGACCTCCACGCAGTGGCTCGACGCGCAGCCGGTGAACGGGCCCCAGATGATCGGAATGAACGGCATTCTCGTCTCCTTGCTCGATGCTATCGGTCAGCGTCTATTTTACGGGACAGGCCCCCCGTTCGCTGTCTCATCGAGTGGCGCGCCGGGCGGCTGCGGGTCGTCCTTCGGCACCTCCTGCTGCTCGCCGTGGGCCCGGGCGAACTCGTTCATAGCGAGCAGGTTGAGTAGCTGGCCGACCACCTGCGGCTCGTTCGGACCGGTCAGGTCCGGGTGCACCGCGAGGTGGACTATGTAGACCTCCTTGACCCGCGAGGTGGCCGCATCCGTGATCGCCGAGTGAGCCTTGCGGATGCGGTAGGTGCACGCGTCGCGCAGGTTCACCCACGCCTGAGCGCCGTCCAATACGTCCTGCCATTCGCCGTGGCGTTCGCCGCCGATGATCAGCGCCTTCATGTCTCCTCGCTCCTGTCGTTCGCTGCCTGGCGCATCAGCGCGCCCAGCGCGGTCGCCGTCTCGTCGGTGTCGGTGAACTTGCCGCCGTAGGCGACATGGCCGAAGTGATCGAACTCGACGATCCACGTCAGCGTGCCGTCCAGGTTGCGGAACAGGCGAGCCCTGACCTCGGCCACGGGGCCGGTCTTCGGCTTAGGCATCAGCGGGCGCCCGCTTGGCCACGAAGCCCGAGCACTTGTCCGGGTTGCCGCAGCGGCTGCAGGCGTGCTCGCCCTCCGGCTCGTGGAGTCCGTAGGCATGGCCGCAGAGCTGACGCTGGCAGTAGTCGTTGGGGTCGGCTTGCTCGTACTTGACCACCTCGGGCTGCTCGGGTGCCGGCGGCACGACCACTTCCCACTCGGACGCGACCACCTTGACCGTGCGCTGCATGCGAACGGAGCGGCCGACGCGCGTGCGCTCGATCGAGGCGAACATGCGCGCGAGCTGGACGACGGCAGGTGCGGCACTCCGGCCGCTCTCAGGCGGGGTGTCAACGTGCGTGCCATCGGCGTAGTGCGTACGGATGAACGTCTCCACGTACTCGGTCTCGCCGGGCGGGAAGCTCACGGGGCGCTGCTCTTTGTCGGTCATCTCGTCTCCTCGCGTCTGCGGTGCGCTGCTGCCTGCTTGCGGTATCGGCGCCACTCGGCCGCAACCTCGTCGCGGGTGACCGCAATGTTTAGGTCGGCGCCGGGCGGGCGGACATGCGGGTTGCGGATGCCGGTCAGCGTGTCGACGAGGTTGCGGAGCAGGCTCACGCGGCCCACTCCTCGCGCCACCCGGGGCGCCCGGCGTACGGCTGGGCGAGCGCCGGGATCACCCAGCCCTCGTATTCCTCGACCTGCGCGCGCGCTGCAATCTGCGAATATTCCGGGTCATGCTGCCGGGCAAGGGCGTCTTCGTACCTGCCCAGGATGCGCCGCTTGGCCTCGATCTCGTCGTGCCACCGTTTGGGGCTGACGAAGATGTCTACGCCCGCGAGCCAGTTCGGCGGGTGGCCCTGGAAGATCGGGGCGGTCTGGACGCGCTTCGCCTCGCGCTCCATAGCCGCGACCTTGCCCTTATCCTCGTCGAGCTGGGCGCGCAACCAGGTGATCAACTCATCCATTTCCTCGCCCTCCATTCTTCAGCCATGCGGGGCCTTTGCGGGGTGTTTGCGGATCGGGTTGCGGGGTGGGTTTGCGGGGTTGTTTGCCCGCAAGCTCCCGCAACTCGTCCTCTATGCGGCCGGAGTGCCAGTCGCGCTCGTGCCAGATTGCGGCGTCGGCGCCGGCGGAGGTGAGCACGCTCAACCAGATCATCTGCTCCGGCGTCGCCTTGTTGCTGCCCACCTTGACCTCGCGGAAGGCGACACCGCCGGGGCCGGCCAGCACGAGGTCCGGGAAGCCCTTGCCGTCACCCTGGACCGCAGTAACCCAGCGGGTGGCGCCGTCCCTGTCGATCACGCGGGCCGGGCGGAAGTGCGCCGTGGTCACGCCGAGCAGGCGGGCCATGTCGATGATCGCGGTGACCAACTCGTCCTCGGTCATTCGGACGGCCCCCAGAGCCGGAACTCCGGCGAGCGCGGATCGTCGCGGCTGGTGCCGCCGTGGCGAAGGTACGCACAACAGGGGCAGTCCTGGTGGATGTCGTAGTTGCCCTCGAAGCCGCAGGCGCGGCAGATGTGCAGTGCGGGAGGGGCGCCGAGCATGTTGTTCGGACATCCGCAATCGGCCATGCCGACCGGGCCGCCGACCAGGTCCGAGTAGGTCTGCGACAGGCGCTCGGCCTTCTCGGTCGGAGTCTCGCGCTCAGTCATTCGGCGTCTGCATTCAGCAAGCGGCGGACGATCGGAGCGATCTCGGCCCAGGCCACATCGGACAGGTACGGGATGCCCGAGCAGGCGCATGGGCCGGGTGGGGTCTGGGCGGCGCGGCAGGCTGGCGTGTCGACGCAGGGGTGCCACTGGAAGAGCACTGCTTCGTCTTCGGCGGCCCCGACGCGCACGAGGGCCGTGCCCAGCTCGATGCGGAGTTCTTCGTCAGTCACTCTTCCCTCCGAGGCGCGCGATTGATCCAGTCGGCGAAGACGACGGCGCTGATGACGACCGAGCCGACGACAGCCAGCCCGACCGCGTCGCCCGCCGAGGTCCCGTCGTGGCACACCTGCCAGGCGATCAGGGCGTAGACCGCGACCATCGTCCAGCGCATGCCCGTGATGGCGAAGTCAGTCATCCTCGCCCCACTGCACCTCGCCGAAGATGCCGCGCATCCGGTCCGCGGTCACCGCAGCGGCCAGGCCGATCGCGATGCCAGCCACCGAGGCTGCGGTCAGGCCGAGGGTGAACAGCAGGGCGAACGTCCGGCGGGTCATCCCTGTCTCCACTCTCTGGGCGTGCACTTCTCCGCGTCCTTCGGGATCGGCGACGGGTAGGGCCAGCGCCGCGGGCAGTGCCGGCACGTCCACCACGAGCCGTTGCGGATGACGACGTGGTGGGTCATCGTCTGGCCGGTCACGGCTGGTCGCAGCGGGACAGATGCGGTTGGTCGACATGGAGCCAGGCGGCACCGGACCACAGCACGAGCCGGGCGTGGTGGCAGCGGTGGATCACGGCTCGTCCTCCCGGAAGTCACCGACGTAGAACTCCTGCCGATCCACCAGCCCGAACCGGGCCGCAGGGTTGAGCCGGCGCAGCAGCACGTTCACCCGGCGCGCAATGTCCAGCCGGTCCACGTTCGCGCCGCAGAAGTCCATGGCGAACACGCCGTCGGCCGCGATCACGTCCTCGTACATGCGGGCGACCAGCGCGGCGTACGCACCTGCCGCGTGGTTGCGGGTGGCGACGAAGCCGACGTAGAACACCTTCCGGCCCGGGTAGGCGCGGGCGAAGAACTCGGGGGCGACCAGCGGCCACGCCTCCAGGCGGTCGGTCATCACGGACCAGCCGGCCAGCCCGTCGCCGTCGCGGGCCACGTACTTGCCGATCCGCCAGTCGTCGAGCACGTCGGTCAGTTCATCCTCGGTCAGCATGTGCCGCTGAACGGCCAGCTCGTTGACCTCGGTGAACGCGTCGCGGTAGAGCGCCCGCAGCGGCGCCAGCATCGAGGCTGACGGGTAGTCGACGCGGACCACGGTCAGCGGTTCGGCGCGGGCCGGCGCCATCGTCGAGTTGCCGTCGCCGGAGCGGGACGGGTCTACGTGCAGGCGGGCGGTCACGGCTTCTCCTCCTGGGTGATGAGCAGGCCGGCACGCTCAAGCTCCAGTGCCTGATGCTCTGCATGGGGCTTGCCGAGCTCGTACCAGCCGCAGAGGCAGGGGCCAGCGTCGAAGCGCTGGTGGGCAATCAGCAGGGCCATGGCTCGGGTGAGCGGCGGAAGCGCAGTGTCCTCGGAAAGGCGGGTGAGCAGCTTGATCTCCCGCTTGGCGTGGTCGCTGATCACGGCGTCACTCCCATCGCGGACAGCAGCTCCTTGGCCCGCGCGTGCGGGCACTTCGGGTCGGTCTCGAACCAGCCGTGCGCCTGGCAGTCGCCGTTGTGGTCGAACCGGCAGGCGTCCTCGTCGGTGAAGTCCTCGACCAGCTCGATCAACTCGACGATCGTCCGCACCACGAGATCGGTCGAACTGCCGACGACCAGCCGCCGGGCGAACTCCTCGCGCGCCTCGGCCGTCGTCACGTGTCACCGCCCGGCAGGAACCCGGCCTCGGCGGCGAGGTAGGCGGCCAGTTCGCGCAGCAGGGCGCGGTCGCTGATCAGACAGCCGCCGAGGTAGACGCCGTCCCCCATCCGCTTGATGATCAGCCTGCGCTCGTTCGCGCCCACGACCCACGCGTAGCCCTCGCCCGCGCGGGTCAGTCCCGGGTCCGTGAACGCCGAGTCGCACGTGTGCTCTTGCGCCTGCGCGGCCTGCTCAGCTCGCGTGTCAGGCTCGCCGTCCACGTGACGGCCGATCACCTGCGCGGCAGCGGCCGAGCCGACCACCGCGGCGGCCAGGCGAACAAGGTCACCGGCGACGCCGTGCGGGCGTCCGGGGCGGGTCACTGCGCGGCCTCCGAGAAGGCGATGCGCACGTGACGGCACCGGCCGGGGCGGCGGATGGCCGCGCACAGGCTCAAGGTCCGGACGGCTACGTGGTGCGAAAAGGTGACCGGCGAAACTCGCTCGGCGTTCGGCATTGCTGCCCCTCTCTCTCGGTTCGCTTACTGTACCCACATCCTACCACTGACGCCACCCGAGGACGACCGGCTAGCGGCCAATCTCAGCCAAGATCTTTTGCTCACCCTTGCCGCCCTACTCAGGAGGGGGTGAAAGCGGCTCACGCTTGCGCTGGCGGGCCCGTCTCGCGTCGCTGGGTTTCACCCCGGGCCAGCTTCGCCGCGTGCCGGGCCTTGAGCCCGTGCTCCCGCCGCTTCAGGTGCTCGGCCTGGAACTCGCGGTTCTCGGCACGCTGCCGGCTCCGGACCGTCGACCGCAGGACACCCTCACCGACAACGTCCCGCTCATCGGCCTCAGGCTCCTCATCCGGCAGCCAGCGCGCCCGCCGGTCGGCCAGACACAGACATCCGTCCTCGTGCCGCCGCGGTCGCCCGCACAGCCCCGCAGCTCCCCGAGCCCCGAGATCCCGCAGCCCCCGGTACGCCGGCGTCCACCGCGTCAACACCCGCGAGGCGACCGGCCCGCCGTCCATCGTCCCGGCCACCCGCATCGGCGCCGGCCCGCTTGGCCGCCCGCACTCGATCGCTGCCATGCACGCCTGCTCGATCGCCCGCAGCGTGAACGCATACGCCGTCCACTCGGTCGGTACCGGCTCTCGCATGGCCAGCAAACCGGGCACCCGCTGCAGCGCAGACCCCCGCACCCGGTACAGCCCGTACCCCGCCCTGCCCGGCGTCCGCACCCGCGACCGCGAGATCTCCACCCCGATCCACCCGCACATCGTCCGTACCCGTTGCTCATCCGTGCTCATCGCGCGATCCTCCCGAGGCTCCGGATAAAGCGTTCGCTGCGCGCGTCGAACTCGCGCCAGCTGGCCGTCTCGCCCGGACCGTTCTCGCCGTACTGCCGGAGGTGCCTGGCGTACTGGATGATCTGGGTGGCCTCGATCAGCGTCACGCCCAGTTCCGTCCTGCCGCGACCCCGGAGCGACCCCGCGATCCGGTCCCGGTCGATCTGTCGCTCGTCCGGCCGGAGGCGCACTCGCAGCACGCGGCCGGAGTCCGTCCGGGACAGCTGCCCGCGCATCCGGTTGATCGCGCACCAAGCCCTCATCGATTCGTAGTGCCGGCGGTACTGCCTCAGGCTCTCGGCCTTGATCTCGTCGGCCGGTCCCGTACGGACCGTGTGCCAGTCACCGTCGGTGTATCGCTCCCACGGCGCGACCTTCTCGCGTGTCGTCGTCATAAGTGCAGCTTACCAGACCTCAACCTCTGTTACTGGGGTATGTCCCCCCGGGGGGACGTCCCCCCTCAGTGACTGACGCACAACACCTCGCGCCTACCGCGAGTCAAACTTCTTTATATTTATATTTATCTATATTCCCAGCTCAGGCAACTTATGCGGAATCACGTATGTGTTAGGGTAACCTAACTAAAAACACATCTACAGACACCCGAGGGGGGACGTCCCCCCATTGGCGTCCCCCTCCGGTTTAGAGATCATCTAGACGGTGGCTCCTCAAATCCGGCCAGCAGTTCGCCGTCCCGCTCGTACAGCCAGCCCCGTTGCACAGCGTGACTGACGGCAGCGTCGAAGATCCCCTTGTCGCGCCCGATGTTCTTCTTGATCAGGTAGCGCTTGGGCCGGTCGCCGCGCTCAATCATGCGGTCCGAGATGCCCGGCAGGTTGCGAGCCACCCGCTCCACGTCGGCCGAGACGGTGACCTTGAGGATCTCCACAGCCTCCGCCTCGGAGAGCCGCTCTTCGCGGATCTTCTCGGCCCGGCGCTGGGCCTCAGTGTCCCGGTGCCGGATCAGCCGGTCGCGGATCGCGCAGGAGACGGACCAGATCATGCCGCCGAGAATCCAGTCATCGCGCGAGACGTCCCACCGGCCGTCCAGGTAGCAGAGCAGCGCGGCCAGCTTGCAGCGCATCAGCGGCTCGTGCGAGTCCATCGGGTCGATCTCGATCTCGCCGCGGTGCTTGCCCCGGGTCTGCGCGCGCAGCCACCGCTTGATCTCGATCGGGAACCGGATGATGCCGTCGCCCATGCCCTCCGGCGGCAGGGTCAAGTGCTCAGGCCACTCGTGCATCTCGGCCGGCATCTCGGTGTCCTGGGCGCCGAACCACAGGAACCGCTGCGGCGTGCCGGGCCCGACGTCGGACAGCATGGCCACCGCGGTCTCGGGCTGGTAGCCGATGGCGATGCCCATGGAGTACGAGCGGGCCGGCACGAAGCGGAACCGGTCCTCCGAGGCGTTGGCCTGCCCGAGCGTGCCGCCGGACCATGCGGTCCGCAGGGTCGGCCCGAGCGTGGAGCCCTGCCGCTCCTTCATCAGCTTGGTCAGCGTCTCGCCCTCGTCGACGAAGAAGAACGCCCGGTGCCGCACGACAGCGCGCACCTTGACCATTTCGGGCTCCATCTGCTTGCCGCGGCCCTTGGCCACCAGCTTGCCGGTCTCGCGTTCGACCGCGCCCATGTACGCCTCGGCCAGCCCCTCGCCGGTGCCGATGCCGAGGCCATCGCGGAAGATGTCCTGATTCGCGTAGCCGGACTCGTCGGTCAGGTGCGACGGCAGCCGGACCAGCGTGGTCGACGCCCCATAGGCCTCACTCTTGCCGATGCCCGAGGGAGCGAGCAGGCAGGCGAACAGCGACAGCGTGCCCGGCGAGCCCTTGCCCGAGTCGAAGAGCACCTGGTGCCCGACCGCCCCCGAGGCGCGGGTGAGCACGCACGCCAGCACCGCGTCCGGGTGGGTCTGTGAGGCCCATGCCGCCTGCCGGATCGCCTTGAACATCTCCCGCGCACCCCAGAACTCCTCGGGTAGCCGGTACCGCGCAGCGATGGCGTCCTCCGGCGCCGCGCCGGCGACATCCTCCTCCGTGACATGTGGCGCGACATCCTCGCCGTAGACCTCGTCCTGATCCAGCACGTTTCCGTCGGGGTCGAGATCCGCTTCCCATAACTCGGGGGTGTGGTCCTCAGGCATCACCACGGACGCCCCCCATCCGCTGGGCGACCCACGCGAACACCGGCACGGCGATCGAGTTGCCGAGCTGCCGGTACCGCGCCGAGTCCGACGCCGCCGAGACCACGCCGGACGCGGTCCACCGGTTGCCCGACAGTACGAGTTCGGCCCGCTTCGCTGTCCACCCGTCCGGGAAGCCTTGGAGCCGCTCGCACTCGACTGGCGTCAGCCGCCGCACTGCGGCAGCGACCGAGACCCCTGCCCCGCCACCGCCGGTGCGCAGGGTCGGCGTGACGTCCTCGGATGCCTGGGGGTCGAGTCCCTGCCTGTGCCCGAACGCAACGGGGACGTAGTTGGTGTTGTGCCCCTGCCCCACCCCGCCGGGATTGGCGCGCAGTCCGAACGCGACCAGTGACGTGCCACGCCCGGTCTCATCCTCGCTGGCGTCGGCACCCTCAGCGGTGTTGTCGTCCAGCCCCACGATGCTGTTGTGGGTCAACGCGTTGACCACCTGCGGTGCTGTGATCAGACCGCCGCCGGCGGCCGTTTCAGCATCCACTCGGAAGCCACGCTTTCCGCCGCCCTGGAGGGTCGGGGCTAGCTCTGGCAGTCCTTTGCCAGCGACTCCAACGCTGCTTGAAGCACTACCGGGAGTACCCGTTCGCTTCGCGCCGCTCGCCGCAGGATGCCCGCCGCCGCGCGCGGGCTCAAGCAGTACCTCGGCAGGTCCGGCGCTGTCTCCAAGATGTCCGAGAGCGACGCTGAGATCATTGGCGGCGGCGTCGAGTCCCACGATGTCGTTGAACCCGTCCATTCCCGCAAGAAGGCTGTCACCTGTGGATCTGGCATAACTCGTAAGCACTCCGATCGCGGTTGAAGCGGATGATGCGGGCCGCGAGAAGCTCGGGCACGAGAGCGTCAAGGCTGCGGTGTATGCGCTGATGCTCAGCAGCATCCGCGCAGAGGTGAAGGTTCTCGATCCGGTTGTCCAGCTTGTCGGTGGAGATGTGATGGACGACTTCGCCATCTCGAAGAGCTCGGCCAGTAGCTCCCGCCATGACGACTCGGTGCTCAAGTAAGTACCGGTTTCGCTCGCGGTCGTATCCGGCGATGACGTGCCCGCCTTTGGTGAGACGAGGGCGCGGCCGATGCTGTCGCCATGGGGCGAGTCCGAGATGCCGGACGCGAGCGCTCGCTTCACTGAGTCCCCGGTCAAGACGCTGAGCCAGGTCGACCAGTCGCTCGCCGCCTCGCGCAGCATCGCGAATTGCGTCATCCTCCGCTGGAGTCCATCGACGCAGGCTTCGAGAGAGACCCAAGGCGCAGACCCTTTTCCGTACCCCCGAGACTGAACGAGAAATATCATCAGCGATGTCTCGGTGAGGCATTGAGCCAAGGTGAGCGCGGATGAAATCGTCTTCTGCGCGAGTAAACGGTCCAGGTTTCGGCACGTGAAAACCAGCCTTCGGCGTCGCTGGGGTACTCCAAAAAACTGGGCATCATGAATGCCGAATTCTACCAAGTAACCCAGCGATTCAAGGTCCGACATGACGACGTGCATGTCGTCGCCTTTATTGACGGTCAGCAGCCCGGGAACGTTCTCGCCGACAAACCATGCCGGCCGCACGTCGCCCAGCAATCGGACCACATCACGCCAGAGGCCCGAACGAGGATCGGCCATGCCGCCTCGTTTTCCTGCTACCGAATTGCCCTGGCAGGGCCATCCGGCAGTGAGAACTCCATGGGCAGGGCAGAATCCGGCGGCGAGGATGTCATCCGCGGTCACCTCCGTGACGTCGGCGAAGTGGTGGGCTTGGGGGAAGTGCAGCGCGGCCACGCCGGCCGCTGCCTTGTCGATCTCGACCGTGGCCACGGTCCGCACGCCGGCCGAGGAGAAGGCGAGCGGGAAGCCGCCGATCCCGTCGAACAGGCTGACCAGCGTCGTCTCAGCACCTGAGCAGGCGCACGCAGGCCCAGGCGCGGTCACTGGTCGGCCCACACGAGCCGGCCGCGCTCGGTGCGCGTGCGGACGGAGACCTTCAGCGGCTCGGACTCATCTCGGTCGGCATCCCATCCGTAGCGGGCCATCGCCGTGTCGGCGTCGCCCCCCGGCCAGTCGCCCTCCCGCGGCGCCACGACGTCGACACCGACCCGCTCCCGGTGCACCCGCACCGCGTCCTGCGCGTGCGTGGTGACCAGCCGCATCGGCTCGGGCGGGTAGGCCGCGTTCTCCTCGGTGACCCGCTGCCGGTAGCCGGTCTCGAACCCCGCGAGGTAGCTGAGCCGGCTCGGCGTGCGCTCCTCCCGCCGGCGTCGCTCGTACCCGTACGCCTCGGCCGCGGCCATGAAGAACCGGACCTGCGCGAGGTCGAACAGCCGATCCGGATCCCCGAGCGCCTCGGCAGCGCGCAAGGTGGCGTTTGTACTAGAATCAGTCACGACAATCTCCTGTTGCTTGTGTTCCGGTGACCAGATGGCCCGCCCTACCCGGCGGGCCTTCGCCGTCTCTCACTTGCCGTAGACAGCGGCGTGCGTCTCCTCGGGGGTGTACTCGGCCGCAGCGAGCATGGAATCCGGGATCTCCGGATCTTCCACGAGCACGAGCACGACGAGTCCGCTCTCCCGCATCTCCTGCAACGCCCGCTGAAACCGGCGGCGCCGAGCGTTCAGCGATCGGGCACGCGAGGCGCGACGCGAGCGCTCCTCGGTGGTCATGGTCATAGTCTCTCCTGATCAGGCGAGGTAATAGATTGACCTTCATCCTACATCATCTCCGCCAAGAAGAGACCCCGCACCCTGATGGATGCGGGGTCTTTGACCCTATGCCTGCTGGTGGCTCAGGTCACTCGAACGGTCCGTCGTACGTCGGCGACCGTGGGCAGAGCTTGCACGACAGTTGCGTGCCCACCTCGCCGCAGAGCCGCCCGCGGAAGCCGCCCGCGGAAGATCTCATCGCCCTGCGTGCCGCACCCGAGCGGCCCGTCCTTGACCGGCTTGCGGTCCTCGCCGTCCCACGTCCCGAGCGGAACGCTGTCGGTGTCCCGCTCCGCGCACGCCTTGTGCGCCGGCCGTCCGCTCGTGGGTTCTTTCATGGCGGCAGGCTCGCGGCAGTAGTGGCACGGCTTCTGCCCTCGCTCGATCCGCTCGGTCCACGGACCGCTCAGCGCCTTGACCCACGGGTCGTCGTCGTACGGCCTAGCCACGACGCTTGTCCTGGGCCGCGGCCACGATGGCAGCGCGCCAGATCGAGTCGGCCAGCCGCCGCTGGGTTCGCTCAGCCGCGAGCTTCTTGCGGTTCTGCCGAACCCGGTAGACCTCCCGGTCGTCGCTCAGGTGCAGCTTGGCCGCGATCTCCAGCCCTCCGATCCGGCGCCAGCTGTACGCGCTGGCGCTGACGATGCGCCCCTCCAGCCGGGCGATGGCCGCGATCTTCTCCCCCAGCGTGCTCGGCACGTCGTAGCCGTTGACCATGGCGTCGACGTTGAACCGGTCCACGGCGTGGGTCTTGCCCCGCCACCGGATGCGCGGGTCCAGCCGCAACCGGCCGCCGGTGACCCGCAGGACCCACGCCTCGCGTTCGTCGTACTCCTGCGCCGTGCGCCGGTCCCGCTCCCGCCGCTCCGGCGTGCTCCGCATCTCGTCGTGCCGCACCCGTGCCGCCTGGGCTGACGGGCACACGCACCCGAGCACGTACGCCCGGTAGGTGCCGTGCCGCTCGGCGGCGCATGCGGGGTCTTCCTGTGGCTTGCGCTTGGTGGACACCCGCGGCCTGGTCTGCGTGCTCATGCTCGTCTCCTCTCGGTGTGCCGGGCGGCGAGGCCCGCAGACCCCGCCGCCCTCAATCGCTCAGCTCTGGCCGGGGTCGACTTCCCACGCCCCGGTGATGACGACCCGGCGCATCCCGATCTCCCGCCCGCCGCCCTTGAAGGTGGCCTTCTCGAACTCCACCGTCTCGGCGATCTGGGAAACCAGCACCGACGGTGTAGCCGCGCTTTCTCCGATCTCCTCGTTGGGCTCGACGTCGAGGAAGTCGGCCACCGCCCTCTCGGCCGCCCCCCGCGCCATCACGTCGTCCTGGTTGTCACGCACTCGCGCCATCGCTCGTCTCCTTCAGGTGCTTCTCGTTGTCCAGCTCCTCGACGAAGAGCCGGTAGTCCCCGTCCTCGATGACCAGGTCGCCCTCGCCGCTGATCGGTAGCCCGAGCATTGTGGCCGCCTCCGTGAGGTCGATCGTCCACAGCGTGAGCCGGTCGCCCTCGGCGTCGTGCATGACCAGCGGCGGCAGGCCAATGCGCTCCCACGTGGAGATCATCTCGTCGGTCTCCTCGCCGATCCACCAGCACCGCGGGTCCGTCGGCATCGCCGCACGAAGCGCCGCCAGCCGCTCCGCCGGCTCCATCTCCAGTTGCCCCGAGGCTCGGTCGCTCATAGCGCCCGGCCTCCATGCCGAAACGCCCGCGTCCGGTTGTACGCGAGCTTGCGCGCGTACTCGGCGTCCAGGTCGATCCCGTACCGCCGCGCCATCGTGACCAGCCCGCGCAGCACCCACGCCGCCGACAGCGACCGGTCGCGCGCCTCGCCGAGCTGCGTCACCATCTTGTGCAGCATGGTCACGAAGTCGCCGAAGCTGACCAGCCCGCGCGCCGGCTCGTAGACCGACGCCACATCCCCGAGCTCCATGTCCATGTCGAACACCGGGAATCCGAACACGCCGCTCATGTCGAGCAGCCGGATCAGCACGTCCGCCATCTCCGACCCGACGCCAAGAGGCTTGACCGGTTGATCCTCTAAGCCCACCTCGCGGTGAGCGACGGCGAGCCGCTCGGTGCGGTCTTCGAGCTTCCAGTCCCGGTAGGCCTCCAGCATCTCGGAGACCTCCGAGTGCAGCAGCGCGACGTAGTCGCCCCAGGTGTTCGTGCCCGGCCCGCCCTCGGCCGGCCGCCAACCCTTCTCGACGTTGACCTCTCGGATCTGCTCGGCCATCTCTCTCAGCGTGGTCACTTCATCTCCTTCAGTGGTTGCATGACGTGCCGCCACGGCGCGCCCGCGACGGTGAGCACGACCGGCTTGGGCGCCCCGTTCGGGTGCCGCTCGGCCGTGAGTGCGATGTCCACCTCGTCGCCCGGTGCCGACGACAGCGCCTCGGCGAAGTACCGCGGGTTGAAGTCGAGAGAGGTCTCCGGACCGGAGTACTTCACGTCGACCTCGTCGGTGCCTGCCCGCCGGCTTTCCCCCGACCGGCTGACGATGGTGATCAGCCCTTCGCTGAACCGCACCGTGACCGGTCCCTCCTTCTCCCGCATGAGCGCCGCCCGCTTCAGCGGCACGACCAGCTCGCCGACGGCGACGATCGCATGCTCGGGCTGCTCAGCAGCGAGGAAGCGGCGGACCATGTCGACGGGGTACTCCCGCCCACCCTCGCTCATGGCCAGCGTGTTCAGCACGACCGACCGCGTCCGCGACGACATGGCGATCTGCGTGCCCGACATGCCCACGGTGATGGCGTCCGGCCCCATGAACCCGGCGGCCACGTCTTCCATGATCTCGCCGAGCACCAGGGCCTCCAGCGTCCCTGAGTCCTGCACCGACGTGGAGGTGAACTCGGCCGCCGACCCCGCAGCCCGGTAGCTGTCGGTGCCCATGATCGATGCCCGCCCGTCGCCGAAGGTCAGGTGGACGGCCCGGAACTGCACCTGCTTGTCGGGGTCCTTGCTGGTTGCCGTGACCACCTCGGCCACGGCCCGGGCGAACTCGTCGCCGTTGACGGTCCCGATGGGCGACGGCACCGGCGGCACGGCGGGGTAGTCGTCCTCGCTCATGGTCGGCAGCGTCCCGTTCCATCGTCCCGATGCGATGGCGACCAGCTCCTTGTCGCCCGAGATCCCGACGTCCTTGGTGCCGAACGTGCCCGCCAGCTCCTTGAGCAGCCGCCCCGACACGACCGCCACGCCGCTGCCATCCCCCTCGAACGGCACCGACGCCACGGCCGACACGTACTCCGAGAACGCGGTGATGGTCAGCGTGCCCGACTCGGCGTCCAGCTTGAGTCCGCCGTGCACCGGGATGGCGGGCTTGCCGGCCAGGAACCCGGCGGCCCACTTGACCGCCGCGGCGAACACCTGCGGCTTGACGGTGATGCTTCCCTCGATCATTCGCTCTCCTCTCGGTTGACCTCGTGCGTCAGGAACGCAGCGAAGTGGTAGCGCATCAGGCGTTCAGGTCGAACAGAGTCGGCTCGCCGCCGACCACGGCGGGCTGGTCCACGGTCGCCAGGTTGCGTAGCGTCTGCTTGTAGTAGCTGGTCTTCAGCTCGGCGCCGACCCCGAGACGACCGCACCGGACCGCCTCGTACACCTCGCTGCCGACTCCCATGAAAGGCGTGAGCACCGTCTCGCCCGGGTTGCTCCATAGCTGGATACCACGGTGGATCACGTCGAGTTGCAGCGGGTGGACGTGCTTCTCGTCGTCCTCGTCGCGGCTCTCGCGGAACGGCAGTACCGCGCCCTTGTCCAGCTCGCGGTCGCCCATGTTGCCCCGGATGTCGTCCCAGAAGGCCGAGGCGTACTGCCTCCACACCCAGTGCGAGAACCGGTTCTCGGTCTGTTTGCCGGTCCACCCGCGGAACTCGTCCAGCTCGGCCGGCACCTTCCGGGCTCCGGCGTACTCGGTCAGACCGACCGGGTGCGCGATCGGCACCGGGTTGTCGCCCTTCTTCCGGAAGGCCAGGAGGTAATCGGCCGAGGCGACGGAGCACTGGGACGCGTCCTCGACGATCGTCCGGTGCGCGAGTCCTTTGGTCATGGTGCGGTTGCGGACGGCCAGCGGCTCCTTCCAGATGTGGTAGCGACCGACGTAGACGAAGCCGAGCCGCTCGTGCTGGCGGATGATGTCGCCCGGGAAGTCCATCAGCGAGTCGTTACGCCCCGAGTTGCTGCGCGGCACGTCCATGCAGTGCACCAGCGTGCGCCGGCCCGGCATGGTGATCCGGTGCAGCTCCCGCACGATGTGGTCGTAGTGCTGGAAGAACGCCTCGTAGCTGGTGTTGTTGGACAGGTCGCGCTCGCTGGACGAGTAGTGGTAGAGGCCGGCAAACGGCGGCGAGTAGACGGACAGGTGGATCGCGTCGTCGGGGTAGCTCTGCATGACCTCCATGGAGTCGCCGTTGTAGACGGCCCAGCGGTCGGTGATTTCCTGTGCCAGAACGTTGCCCATGCTCGGTGTCCTCTCGGTACTCAGATCCACGAGGGGATCTGGACGGGATGCGGGTAGGTGCTGATCGGGGTGATGCCCAGCGCGTCGCGCATGTGCCTGGTCAGCGCGTCGAACATCTGCTCAGCGGCGGCGGCCTTGCGGGTCAGGTTGGCGAACACACGCTCGCCGCCCGGCGTGGTCACGATGTCGATGGTCACCGGTTCGGTCTGACCGAACCGCCACGCGCGCCGTACGGCCTGGTAGTACTGCTCGTAGCTGTGCGAGGGGAAGTAGGTCATACGGTGGCAGTGCTGCCAGTTCAGGCCCCAGGCGCCGAGTTTCGGCTTGGTCACCAGCACGCGGATCTGACCGTCGGAGAAGGCATGCAGCTTCTCCTCCTTCTCCTCAGGGGAGTCCGACCCGGACACCTGAACGGCACCGTCGATCAGCTTGACCAGCATGTCGGCCTCGTCGTTCAGGTGACACCAGGCGACACCCGGCTTGGCGTCCACCATGATCTCCGCTGCCTTCTCGCAGCGCTCACGCAGCGTCCGGCGGATCTCCTCGCGCTCCTCGTGCAGTCCCACGGCCGGCACGTCAAACAACCGTCCGTCCGGAACGGTGCCCGTCTCGATCGTGTGCCGGATCTCCCTCAGCTCAGGCAGGACGTACCCGTCGTCGGGGTATCCGAGGTCCGACGGCCGGCGTACGGCTCGAGCCCACGACACGACCCAGCGCCAGAACGCGTCCTCGGCATGGCCCTTGAATCGCCACTGCTGCCCCTGAAAAGCGTCCTCTCGGACCTTGCCCCACGAGTGATTGCGGAACCCTCGCGAGGTCTTGTTGTCGTTGACAAAGAACCGGCTGAGCATGTCCATGTGCCCGAGGTATCCCAGTGCCTCGCTCGAGGTGCCTAGTTCGACGTAGTCGTTCGGCGCTGCCGTCGCGGTGCACAGCAGCCGGTAGGGCACGGTGCGCATGAACTCGGTGACCAGTGCCTTGCGCTTGCCGTCGAACGACTTGATCGCTGACGATTCGTCGCAGACCACCGCGCCGAAGTCGTCGGGGTTGAACTTCTCGATCTGCTCATAGTTGGTCACGACGATCGGGGCCGAGATCGATCCGTCACGCGACACGGCGGCCTCGATGCCGAACTTGGCCGCTTCGGTCTCGGTCTGGAAGGCCACCGCCAGCGGAGTCAGCACCAGCGTGGGCTTCCCGGTGGCGCGGCGCGCGCTGTCCGCCCAGACCAGCTGCATCGGCGTCTTGCCGAGTCCGCAGTCGGCGAAGATCGCGCCACGGCCGATGTCGGCCGCCCAGTCCACGAGGTCACGCTGGAATCCGAAGAGAAAGTCTGCCTCGGTCTTGACCGGGAAACCCTCCGCGCTGCCGTACTGGCTCTTGCCCGCCAGGAAGTCGAGATAGCTCACTGCGCGGCCATCCGCGGCTTCGGCCGGCGGTAGACCGGCGCCGGCGTGCCGCCCTTGGGCAGCGCGAGCCGCTCGGCGGTGTGCTCGCTGGTCTCGGCCAGGAATGCGCCGAGCGCGGCGTTGAGCACCTTGGTCACGTCGATGTCGTAACCCTCTTGGCGCATCTGCTGCGCCTTGAGCTGCGCGGCGTCCCAGGTGGTATCCGGGCAACGGAAGTTACGGCTTCCGGTGTCGGCCATCGTGGCCCCTCTCTGTCAGAAAATGACTGTACCCACAGCCTATCAGGCCGTGGGTACAGTGACAACCTATGGGGTGATCAGACCTGCTCGGCCTCGTACTTCGTGCATCGGTACATTGCTGGCTCCAGTGCCGATGTGCGGTCGACCCACTGCCGCGGTGTGCTCTCGTCCAGCAGCGCCACGTCCAGCAGCGGACACGCGATATCCCCGCCGCGCTGCATGGTGTCGTGTTTGCAGTAGGCCCCCTCGCGCAGGCACCAGCCGCTCATCCAGGCGTCGCCCTCGGTCCCGTTGGCGAACGCCAGCCGCGCCTCGGCATTGTCGCGCACCCTTCCGTACGGCGGCATCTCGCTCATGACTGCTCCACCGGAACGCCGACCGGCCCGAGCACCTCAGCCGCGTCCTGCCACGTGGTCAACTCAGCCTCGGCGGCCGCGAGTCGGGCCTCCAGATCGAGCACCTTGTCCTGCGCCAGTCGCAGCTCGCCCACGGCGGCGAGCGCCAGAGAGACCGGATAGCTGGGGTGCAGCTTGATGATGGCGCCGAGCGCGATCAGTTCCTCCGCGCCGACGCACAGCGGGGCCCCGCCACAGTCGGGCATCGCTTCGATGTGGGCGCGCTGAGCCTGGACCATCTCGGCCAGCGTCGCCGCCCGCGCCTTGTACTCCTTGACCGGGTCGAACTCCACGTCAGTCGCCCTTCTCTCCGGCCAGCCGCCGCGCGCCGACACGCCGCACGAGCCGGCCCAGCTCGATCTGCTCGTCCCCGAACCCGTCGCTGACCATGGCCATCTTCAGCCGATCATTCCCGTCCAGCTCGGCCCGGATCATCTTGAGCCGCGCGATCGAGGTACCGGAGTCCAGGATCTCCGCCGCATAGTCAGCCGCCGTGCGCACCGGCGGCCCCGCGATCTCGTGCTGCACCCCGTACTCGGTGTCCCGCTCGGGCTCGTTGGTCTGGATCGCCAGCCCGTTCAGCAGCAGCGTCCGCAGCGCGATCGACTGAGCCTTGCTCCCGGACTTGTCGCCGTTGTCGAACCCCTCACCGAGCACCTCGGCGAGCATGGTGTCCCCCTTGGGTCCGTGGATCGTGAATCGCACCGTGGCCCGGCAGTAGTTCATCGCCGATCCCGAGGTGGTCTTGATGACCTCGTACGTCGGGTCGATCCCCGCAGGCAGGACGAACACGCCGTGCTTGCGCAGCGCCGGCCCGACGAAATTCATCACGTCGTCGATGCCCCGGTAGTTGTACTTCGCGCCCGACTCGGTCCGGCGCGACTTGCCGATCCACTCCACGTCCTGCATGACCCGCGACCACGCCACGTGCACCGGTACGTCCATCCCCGCCGGCACTCCCGACTCGGCCACGTCCGGCGCAGCGAACCCGTTGCGCTCAGCCGCCTCAATATCCAGCCGCGTCGGCTCTCGGCCGCTCGCGCCCCCGGCCTGCTCGGCCATCTCTCTCAGTCCCATGCCTCATCCTCTCGGTTCACACGAGCTCGGTGTCGACGGTCTCTACCGTGCTCGTGCCGGTGGTTAGCGTACGTAGCGGCCAGTCCTCGGACACGCCCGCCGGATCCTTCTCGGGGTCGTTCAGCTTGACGAAGTACTCCCGCAGCGAGCGCGCCTGCTCAGCCGCCCACCGCACCTGCGCGCAGTGCAGGTCGGCCAGCGTCATCCGCCCGACCTCGGCGAATGCGCGAGCTACTTCGTTAGGGCGCTTGCGGTCGCTGTAGATCTCCATGACCTCGCGCATGAGTTGCTGGTCGAACCCCTCCGGGCCCTGCCCATCCGCCTTCTTGCACCGGTTGGCGATCTCGATGGCGATCCGCAGTGACGCGATCACGTCGGCGGTCGCGCCGTGCGCGGCGCCCTCGGTCATCGGCACGCCGTAGTGCTCGGCGACGAAGGAGAGCTGCCGCTTGCCCTTGCGGTACGTGTCCACGGCCTTGTCCAGCACGAGCGTGTCGATCACCGGGAACACGGTCGTCAGTCCCTCGACGGTGAGCCGCACCTGATCGATCTGCGCGAACACGTTCTTCTCGAGCGCCAGATGTCCGATGCCCACGCGCCGCATCTCCCGGTCCAGCACCGTGAGGTCGTAGCTGGCGTTGTGGCCGACCAGCGGCACGTCCGGTCCGAGCGCACCGGCCATCTGTCCCGCCACGGTCGCGATGCCCACCGCGCGTTCCATCCCCTCGGCCGCGGCCTGCTCAGTCGAGATCCCGTGGATCTCGGTGGCCTTCTCCGGGATGTCCCGCTCAGGCTTGACCATGATCTCGTTCTCGTCCGGCCGCGCCCCCGGCACCAGGCGCACCGTCGCCGCCGTGATGATCCGCGCGTCTAGCGGATCCTTCCCATCCGTCTCGAAATCCAGTCCGAGCGCGTTGCCTGTCCACCACATCAGCGCTCCCCCTGCCCGGTCCAGGTGCCGAGGATGAAGCAGGTGGGAATGACGACCGCCACCGCCAGCAGGTAGGCGAGCTGATTGTTGTCGATGAGCTTCGCGGCGCCGAAGGAACTCAGCCATCCCAGCGCGAACCCCAGCGGCACCGTGAGGAACGCCCGATGGATGCGCCGCTTCACTCGCCGTCCCCCGGTCCGACCCACGGCCACGCCGCGAGGATGGCCACCATGACCACGGCCAGCGCGAGGACCAAGCCGAATGCCAGGCTTCGGTTCGTCTCGCCGCCGAGGATGTCCACTTTCATCCCCGCGCAGCTGGCCACGCTGACCGTCACGGTGCTGAAGATGATCCGTCGCTGGGTCAGGCTCAGCTGGCCGCTCTCTTCTCTCATGCTCTCGGTCCCTTCACCTTGTACGCCTTGTCGATGTAGATCGTGTGCGACTTCTTGTGCGTGACCACCTCGTCGTCGTCGTAGACGTCGGGGTACTTCTCCTTGAGCCGGTCGAGGTCGACGTTGGTCCGCGTGCTCTCGCCGAGCCGGTAGGCCAGCTCGCCCGAGAAGGTCACGTGCTCCGCGCCGTCGGCGAGCTGCCGGAGCCGGGCTCCCGCAGCTTCGCGCTCTTTCTTCGCGGCCGACTCCGCGGCCGACGCGCGGGCGTACTCCATGACGTCGCCGACGCCTTCCACGTCCAGGTCACGTACGCCGTCCCGCTCGGGGTGCGACCGCTTGTCCAGCTCGATCATCTTGTCGGGCTTCTCGGTCGTGTTCCACTCCGGCTCAGTCAGTGTGAGCAGATGGCGCTCCCGGAACTCGTTCGTCTTGTTGACCACGAGATCCATGAGCTTGCGTTCGCGGTCGGCGTAGACGATGCCCTGCTTCATGCGGTTGCCGCCTACCAAGCAGGCGTAGTGCGCGTGCCCGTAGCCGGTGACGTAGAGCTGGTGGAGGATCTGCGCGAGGATGCGGTCCGGGATCTCGGCGTGCCACCGCGACTCGACGTGCGAGTCGACCGTCTTCACCTCCAAGAGACACTCCTCGTTCACGCCTCGCGACCGGCTGACCGGGCACTCACGCACCCGCCGGTCGATGGTGCTCACGTGCCACGGCGCGTCGGTGCGCTCCAAGAGGCCGATCTCGTCGATGACCGCGCGGTTGCGCCGGCACCATTCGAGGGCGATGGGCGCCTCAAGTAGGTGACCCCACTGCATCTGCTCCGTCGGCTCCGGCCCGATGTCGTAGACCTTGGACCGGTAGACGTGCGCCGGAGTCCCGACGCCGGGCAGGTCCAGGATCGACGGCACGTCGGATGACCCAATCCGGTACTTCGCCGGGTCGCGGTCGCCCGGCCCGCGCCGCGCCGACAGCCACGCTTCCCCGCCGAGCTGGTCGGCCGGAACGAGCAACCGCCCGGTCGGCGTCATCATGTCCCCGCGCTTCGCTGGACTCACCATGCCGCCGGCACCGCCGGTGCGTACTCCGGCCACGTGACGAGGTCAACGCACCCGTCGGAGTCGGTCGCCGAGTTGCGCCCCTCCCATCCGGCCCGGTACGCCGAAGAGAACTGGGCCGGCAGGAAGCCGAGCGCGACAAGCATGTCCACGCCCTCGGTGAACGTTCGCGCGGGCACGTCACGCCACGTGTGGCTGAGCTCCCCGCCGAGCGCGACCCGCAGGCCGTGCCACCGCAGGTCCAGGTCGACGGCCCGAGCGCGTCTCGCGTTCGGGCTCCAGGAGATCTCTTTCTTCGCCTCCCACCGCGCGGCGTAGGTCTCCTCGACTCCCTCGGCCTTGCACCACTTGATGATCTCGCGCATCACCGCGATCTCGTCCACGGTCATGCGGACCCACTCGGCCTCGTCGCTCATTCGCTCATCTCCTCTGCTCGGCTCACGAAGGTGCGGGGCAAGGGCCGGGAACTCGCCTTAAGCAGGTTGCCCAGGTGGCGCGACCGGCGCTCCTGCTCGGCCTGCTCGGGGCTGCCGTACGGCCCGAAGGTGCGCACCGACATACCGCGGTACGAGTCGTCCGTGACCTCGGTGACCATGTACTGCTCAAGCACGGCGCCACCCCATCATTTCGTAGCTGCGGACGCAGGCGTTGAAGTAGGCCAGCAGGGCCTCGGCGTTGGCCATGTCGCGCCATCCGACGGGGATCTCCCGGATGCACCCGGCCTCGGTGCCCAGCGCCATCGTCCGGCGCGGCGCCACGATGACCACACGGGCCAGGTTGGCGTATGCCGCGACGTACATGCGGTCGTCGCCGCGCTCGATCCACGCCTCGTGCGTGGGGGTGTAGCGGATGCGGAACTCGTCGGCGGCCACCTCACCGGCGAGCTCAAGCTCTTCCTCGCCGGCCCACTCCTCGGCGAGGCTCCCGGTGTATCCGTCCTGCTCGGCGAACCGGCGGCACATCTCGTCGTCGTCCATGCTCACCCCTCTCGGTTTGTAGGTACAGTTAATCACGCCGCAACATCTTGCGCAAGGCCTCACCCTCCTGCATAGTGGGGAGCGAGACAACCAACACCGAGGAAAGGACGCCGATGGCCAGCGAGACGCGGGAGATGCGACTGCTCTCCACGGTTCTGTACAGCGAGACCGGACAGACGCTGCCCACGCTCATCGCCACGGCCCGCCAGCCCGGTGACGAGCACAAGTCGTGGGACGAGCTGCTGGTCGCCATCAAGACGGCCACGGGCGAGATCGTGAGCACGGCCAGCCTGCGCAAGTGGGCTGGCGTCTACGGCATCCCCGAAGGCTCCAAGGACATGACGCCGGCCGCGTACCGCAAGGCCCTCAAGGCGTCCCACATCACGATCTAGCAAGGCAGCGCTTCACTCAAGACATGCCGTGCGCCAACACGGCGGGCACCTCGATTAGGGACCGAGGACAGCCCGGAGGGGTCGGACCTTGGGCGGGGTCCGGCCCCTCTCTTGTGTTCTTGAGCAACCGTAGGCACAGTAAGGATTAACCGAGCAGAGGAGATTGAATGAGCCCCGAGCACGATCCGACCGTGACCGCCAACTCCGCCATCGCCGCCATCGATGCCCGCCGCCCCGGCCTCAAACTGGCCAAGAAGCACGTACTCCTGTTCTTCGCGCAGGGTCACCACATGGCCCACTTCGGCCGGCCGCTGTTCGGTGAGGTCATCATCGCCACCGACCGCGGCGTATCGGTCGCCGGAGCCGATGGCGCCCCGTCGTTCCAGCCGCAGAACGAAGGCCAGCTCAACACCATCGGCTACGTCATCGAGCGCTACGGTGCTCTCTCTCCCGCTGACCTCCGCACCCTGATCCAGGCATCGGAGCCATGGCAGGACGCGAGCACGGGCCGGATCGTCGACCTGCTCAATCTCCGCGACTGGTTCCGTCGCGACGACGAGACCGACGACCCCGACGACGAGCGCCCCAACCGCGCCGAGCGCGCCCAGGTGGCGGCCCTCTGGCAGGCCTAGCGCGACACGTAGCAGGGGCCGGATGCGCTACTGTCCGGCTCCTCTCTTGCGTCCTGGCCATCATGTGGGTACAGTAAGATCTGTTACCAAGCAAGGAGGGTCACCATGGAGCAGGACACGTGCGTCGCCAAGATCGGCGAACCGTTCCACATGACCGAGTGCGGTAAGCCCGTGGAGTACCTGACCGCCGAGCAGGCCGAGGCCGAGGGGCCGCAGTATTCCGGATGGCGGCACGTCGACCGCGACCTGAGCAGCCACCACGGCGTGCCTTCCCGGTGGCTTAAGTGAACCGCATCGGGTGGTCCGTCGACTGCCTGATCTGCGGCAAGGACCTGCGTTGGGCCGGCACGATGGCCCGCTCGGAGCGGATGCGGCAGATCCAGTGCGGCATCTGCGACACCTGCCAGCGCCTTCGTCACGAGGTTGCCCGCGAGTACGAGAAGGCGTCCAACGAGGTCGCCATCCTCCAGCGCCTCGGAGCCGCCTCCCCGTGGGGCGGGGACATGCAGACCGCCGATTCCCGTCCGCCCGTGGGCCGCTGGGACTGGCCCCTCTACTTCGCCATGAGCCGCGCTGTCGCGGCGCATGACCGTGGCGTGGAACTGAAGATGTGGCCGCCGGACGGTGGTCATCCGCTCTACCGAGAGGAACCCGCATGAGCATCACCATCCCGACCACGGAGCTGATTGGCTGCATCGCCGACGTACTCCCGCAGATCTCCGACCCGAAGGGCAGTCTCGCCGGTATCAAGATCGAGTGGGACGGCGAGGCCCTGCGCTTCACCGCCTACGACGTCCACTCCGGTGCCACCGTCGAGTGGGTGCCCGGCGAGGGCGCCGAGGGCGACATGGCGGAAGGGCCCGACGGCGAGATCGGCGACCCGAACGACATCGCATGGGGCGGGGCCGACGCCCCATGGAAGGCGTGGATCTGGCTCCCGCAGGCCAAGGAGATCCTGAAGCTGTTCAAACTCCCCGCCAAGCTGTGGCGCTACCCCGTCACGATCGGCGTCGACAGCATCACCGGCAACCGTCTGGCCATCGAGCGCGAGGACGGCCCGCGCGTCGGCCGCCTGCTCACCCTGCCCACCGCCAACGATCAGCTCCGCCACATCCCCGACGTCCGGGCCATCGCCACCCGCGAAGCGGACCCCGCCGGGCCCCAGAGCCTCCGCTTCTACCACCAGCGCCTCGGCGCGTTCGGCCCGGTCCGCGCCCACGGCGTCATGGTCACGCACTTCGGCACCGTCAACGAGCCGGTCGGCGTCAAGATCGGCAGCCGCTTCCACGGCTTCGTCTACCCCGCCGACGCCAAGAACGTCCGCCCGTACAGCTTCCTGCGCGACGCCGGCGGCGTGGCCAACGACCCGGGCGGCCGACGATGAGTGACGAGGCCCCGCGTTCCAGCAAGCACGTCCTGCGGCTCCTGAACAGGCACATCACCAGCGACGCCGCAGTCGACCGCATGGAGGTCACGACCACAGTCCGGCAGGCATCCGACGGCATCCGCTTCCGCGCGGTCACCACGGTCACCCGACCGAAGATGCGCAATGAGGCCGAGTATGCCGAGTTGGACCGCGAGGTCGCCGTGGCGTTCAAGAGCCTTCCCGGATGTGACGGCACGTACTCGCTGGCCGGCGTGAGCCAGACGTACGAGGTCGAGTGGGACGGCATCTGCCGTCCGATCTAGGGGCAGAAAGCGGCGCCGAGCCTGAGTGATCAGACCGGCGCCGCCTCCCACCGAGAGGAGCGGCCGAGCAAGCTGCTCCATGAGAGGACACGATCATACCAATGAGCCCTGACAAGATGCTGGACGACGTGCTCACCTCGATTCCGGCGTGGCCCTACCTCGCCGCCGCGGGTGCCGCACTGGTGGCCGCCTGCGTCCTGCTGGCCGTCCTGCTGCGCAAGAAGGGCCGGTCCAAGCTGGCCCGCCGGGTGACCGCGCTGGCCACCGTGCTCGGCATGGCGTGGTCGGCGCAGGGCATGTGGGACGTGACGGTCAACCACCTGGAACAGCCTGTGGTGGTCGCCTCGGTGCTGTTCGCCGTCTTCGAGTCGATGATGGTCGCGCGCATGCTCAAGGCGCACGAGTACCGCACCGACTTCACCCGACGCGCCCGGCACGTCCACGCCGTGTGGCTGATCGCGTGCGTCATGGCCGCGGTGGTGGCCCTCGGCGAGGGATGGCGCGAGGCCCCGCTGCGTATCTCGATCCCACTGCTGGTCGCCTACGGCTGGTACGTGGACCTGACTTCCGACGACGACCCGGGCGAGAAGCCGAAGACCTCGCTGCGCTGGACGTTCCGCCGGGCAGGCCTGGCGATCGGCATGCTCGAAGCGACCGCCCGCGACGCGCAGACGATCGACCGCGACCGCCTCCGTAACCGGATCACCCGCCTCGCCTTCCGCATCGAGCATGGCGACAAGCGGATCAACGGTCTGCTCAACCGGACCACCCGCCTCGCCCGCCTCAAGACCATCGCCGACGATGCCGACATCGCCGAGGTCCGCGCCCGCCTCGCCCGCTCGACGGTGGACCTGTACCCCGCCTCTCCGGGCAAGCCCAAGCCGCCACCGGTCACCGAGACCAAGACGCCGTCACCGCGCCTGATCCTGCCGGCCAGTCGCCCCCAGGGCATGCACGAGCGCGCAGGCCGCGCCCTGCGTGGCGCCGACCTGAAGGCCGATGCGCTGGCTGCCATGCGCGAGTCCATGACGCCGGCCCGCCCGCGGGGCTACACCGCTGCTGAACTCGCCGCGCTCTACACCCCGCCGCTCGGCAGCCGCACCGCCGAAGGCATCGCCGCTGCGGCCCGTAAGCCGGTCAACGGCAACGTGCCGGACCTTACACCGAGGTGAGCGGTTACCTGCACAACGGGCCCCGCTGACGCCCAGGTCAGCGGGGCTTTGTGCCATCCGGGTCCAGTGGCTTGCACTCTCCCTCAACTGTGGGTACAGTAGAGCTATCAGCAAGGACGAAGCAGGGGAGACGGACATGACGATCGCCGAGGCCTACCGGGTCATCAGCCAGCACAACCGCAGCGCCTGGGTCGCCGTCGCCGCGATCGCCGGAATGACCGGACACAAGCCGGCCGAGCTGGCCACGGAGATCGAGCACCTGCTCGCCACCGACGAGAACTTCCGGGCCGAGCCCCAGCCGCACCGCCACCGGATCACCGAGGACGACCGCCGGTACGCACCGATCATCGGCGGCGACGCCCTGCACCAGGTCTCCTGGACCTGAGCAGACGGGCCCCCGCAAGGGGGCCCACCACCCCGATGAGCCTGGTCGCCGCCGTCCACTCCGCCTCGTAGGAGAGCGCCATGGCCCGCCTGTTCGTCTACAACGACAACCTGACCGCCCGCGTGGAACTCGTCCAGCGCGACGACGGCT